GTACTTGCTGAGCCAGCATGAACCTACCTCTACGATCAGTTTCAGCTTCACCGCCAGCCGCAGCGCATCGCCGTCGTCTTCGAGCGGATTCCACTCTCGCGGCCCATCGTGGCCGGCGTCCTCGCCAAAGATCAGCGGGCAGTCTGCAAAGCCGGTATCGACTTGATACCCAGCCGCTTTCGCCGCCATCTCCAACAGTTCGCGGTCTTCCATACCTGATGCCTCGGTTGTGTGAATGAGAGCAGACTGATCAGCACTTTCAGCTCGGACCTTGCTATTGATCGAACAACTGATCAGGCTGCCCGCGCAGCATATCCGCCTTTCGTGCCTGCTCGCAAGTATTGCGCGAGACACCGACAGCTATTGCGTGATCTTTACACTTCTATGTGTTGCGCTTCTTCTTCCGGTTAGTCCATAGTCTGCACCGACACGGTAGCGAATACCGGACAGCAACCGACCGAGAGGAATGCACCATGACCTACGCAATCCAGCGCACCTACGGCAAGACCGGCCGCGACTACCTACACGCCTGGGACGAGCAGTACGGCACCAGCTGCATGGGCTCTATCAATCTGGCAATGACCTTCAGCAGCAAGGATGAGGCTGACGCAGCCGCAGCCCGTGCACAGGCCGAGTGCAAGGGCGCCAACGGCGCGCCGGCGACCGGCATCACCTTCGCAGCGGTAGCTATCTAACACTACCCGCCCGGTTCGCCGGGCATCAACCGGCGCACAGCGCCCAATAACCAAGAGGCAAAATCCCATGAAAACCACCGCCACCATCATCCGCGCCGACGGCACCGAAGAGCAGCGCGAGCTCGACTGGCCGCACGAGCCTGGCTACCACGCGATCCGCGACCTGGTTAAGCCAGTCCTTGGCGCCGGCCGCTTCCTTGAGCATGTCGCCGTGCTCCACGAAGGGCAGCGCACCGATATGTTCGTCGACGACAGTGGCCTTCTGGACGGGCTGCCGCGCAACGAGAAGGCCACGGCCATCTACCGAAACAATGTGCTGACGCATGAGCCAGGCACCGACCCGGAGAGCCTGCCGCATATCGCCGGCACGGCGATCCTGATGTCGCGCCGCGTCTGGTTCTGATGCCGCCAGCGCCTTCGCCGAGGGCGCTGTCGAGATCAACCAACCACTGAGGCCATCGCCATGAAACGCATCCCGACCTATCGCCAGCGCCTGAGCCATGCGCTCAACCGCGCCCCGCGCATCACCCTGCACTGCGCCGACATGATCCAGTCCCATCGCATCGAGCAGATCCGCGCCAAGGCTGCCGCCCATGCTGCGCGCAATCCTTCGCCGCGCGCCGTCTACCTGCTGGGGTGATCGCCATGAACGCAGATCAACGCGCCTGCCTGGTCCAGGCCCTGAAGAAAGTCCGCTGGCCGGATAACCCGCGCCAGGCTCAGGTGAATGAGGCCTACGCCATGGGCCTCTACCACTCCGCTCGGTATGCCGGGCAGATCGACCAGGAAACCTACTGGCGCCTCCAAAGCCTGCTGGCGAACGCCCGGATGAAGAGCTTCCACCACCTGCATAGGAGTCAAGCATGAAGACCCAAGCCATCCGCCTGAACCGTGCCCAGCTCGAGCAGGAGATCGCCCGCCAGCGCGAAGGCCTGCCCTGCCAGTTCGCGCACCGGCACCCGATCGTCGACGCCATCCTCGGCAGCCTGGTGCTGCTGGTCGGCTTCGGCGGCATGATCGCCTACTGGATCGCCAAAGGAGCCGGAGCATGAACGACGTGATGCGCAATGCCCAGCTGACCTATGACCACCAGCTGCCGGACGATGCGCCGGCCTTCCTCGAAACCGTCGACGGCGCCAACTGGCTCTATGACGCGACAGAGAACCTGGTGAAGGGCGACGACCTGAAGATCGCCGGCCGCACCGTGCTCGGCACCGACAAGCTGGACGACGCCCTGCAGAAGCATCTGATCGAGCGTCTGGAGCAGGACGACGACAAGCGCCTGGCGCAACTGGTGCTGGCCGTTATCTCCGGCGACGTGAGCATGGCCCGCGCCAATGCCGTGGCGCTCATGGGCAAGCCGACCCGGCACAGCTGGAGCGAATACACCATCGCGCACGAGCTCGCCGAAGACCTGGTGCGCCCCTTCGCCGATCTCCGCCTGCAGGAGCTGCGCGACGAAGCCAATGAACCCGTAGACGAGTGAGGAACTGACCATGACGAATATCACCCATCCGGCCCTGCTGCAGGCCGAGAACGAGAAGCTGCGCGGGCTGCTGAGCACCGCATGGCGGCTCAGGCCCGATCACGACTATCACGAAGCTAACCTGCAAGCCGAGCAGAAGGCGTGGGAAGTTGAGGTCGCAGCAGTGCTGAACGCAGCGGACGCCCTATCCCAGCAGGCCGATCATGTTCGTGACGCCGCGCAGATGATGGTGCCCTCGAAGATTCTCAAGGCTATCGCATGGGGCGACCGAGACGATGCAGCGAAGGCCATAGGAAGCCTTCGCTGCCTACTTGCTGACCCTGAAGGTGAAGACGAAATAGCATTCCCGGACAGCCCGGAGCCAACCGACACCTACACCGCCGTCGACATGGCCACAGCCGCAGCGCAGGGGTTCAGGGATGGGCAGGCGGCAGTAGAGCCAGCCCAGGCGCAGGATGAGCGGGAGGCTTTCAACGACGAATACGACCGCATCTGCAACCGCCCGCTGACCATGCGGGAAATCGCGTGGCGTATGTGGCAGGCCCGAGCCAACCGCCCCGCGCAGACCGAGCAGCAGCCTGCATACGTTGAGTGCCGCGAGTGCACGGACTGCGGTCATGTCGGCATTAACGACGCTCACCAGACAGACGCGACGTGCGCGATGTGTGACTGGAGCGGGCCGAGCCCGGTTGAGGATCAGTGCCCTGACTGCGGCACAGAGAACGTGATGGGAGCGGCCTGCCCTAAATGCAGCGGCCGCTATCGGATTCTGGCCGAGACACACGTTGCCGCCCCCGTCGCGCAGACCGCCCTGCCCACCCAAGGAGCCGTCGAGCAATGAACGCCCAGGCACAACGCATGGCCGAGCTCGAGCACAGCCTGCAGGTGGCGCTCGAGCAGGCCAGGAGCTACCAGCGCATTGCCCTGCGTGCGAAGCGAGAGGTTGAATCGCTGCAGGCGGAGTGCCAGTCATTGAGGGATCGCGTGGCCGCCCTGGAGAAGGGCGCGCCTCTCATCAAGGTGACCACCAAGGCGGCGGCCTACACCGCCAGCACCGGCGAGACAGTCCTTGCCGCGTGCCGGAGGATGCACGCCGAGGGTATTGGCATCGAGGCGGCGGCGCGCGAGATCGGATTCGGCTGCTCGACCGACATGCGCAAGTATTTCACCCGGCGCGGCCTGGAATGCCCATGGCCGCAAAGTGACAAGCACGCCAACCTGTTTTCCAGAAAGATCACCAACCGCGACATGGAGAGATTTGCCAAGCTGAGGGACAGCGGAGTTCCGACCGACGTTGCCGCCGAGCGCATCGGCTACTCGCTGCAGGGCATCCAGGAGGCGATCCGAAACAGGCGCCCCGACCTGAAGGGCCGGGGTAAGCGGGCAAACAGCCGAGGAAAGAACGCTCAGCCCTGTTCCACGGTCACCGAGACCCTTGCGGTGAGTGCCGCCACCGGTTCGTGATGATCCCCAGCACACACACCGCGCCTACCAGCCACCAGGCGCGGTAGTCTGGCGCCAGCTGGAAGAAGTTCACCCCGAAAATCTGCGTCAGTCCCGTATACCCTGCCAAGGCGGAGTACCCCGCCGCGTGTTCCTTCAAGCTCATTCTCACGTCCTCGATCATTCTCAGCTGGTCGAACCCTGTTCCTCCGGCTGAGTTCCGTGATCGCAGGCACCTATCTTCGCGCCTGATGAACGATCTCAGAAAAGACGATGCGTGGTATAGCCTCATGGTTTTCTCGCTTCCTGGCGCAAAATAGACGCCATGGCGTGTTGGTTGTCCGGCGGGCGCAAATCCCTATGCGCCGCAGGATAACACCAGGATGGCGACGAACGGCAGGGGCTACTTAGTTGCAGCGACCTTCGGCAGGAGCGCCGATATTGGCTGACCGACCAGTTCCTCGCTGTTCTTGACCTGCGTGACCCGCAATGTCGGACCCTGGCTGCCGAGCCTCGCCACTTCGCGCGCCTTGGCCTGGTCTCCGATCAGCTGCACTGGATCGTGCCCGCGGTGCCCGTTCTTTCCGTTCACAGCTTCGCTCTCGCCGATCAGATAGGCCGGATACTCCGTCACTCCGCCAGCGAGCGCATAGGCCCGATACCGCTTGATGAACTCCAGGCTTGCGAACTCCAGGTCCTTGTTCGATGGCAGGGAGGCCAGCTTGCGCCAGCCGCCCATTTCATCGATCACGCGATGGATGATCGGATCATCGAAAGCGACGGACTGGTAGTGACCGACCATGCGGATAGCCTTATCGACCTTCGACCAGGTGACCATGGCTCGGTCGCCGGTGGCGCCATCGATCATCCGGATGATGTCGGCAGGCTTCGGCGGGAACTGCCCGGCATCAGGGTTCTTGATCCAGGCGCCGAAGGCCTTGCGCACGGCAGGCATGTCGTACTCGATCAGGGCGGACCAGTAGAGCTGCATGACTGGCTTGGTCACCTCTCGACCATAGACCGCCATGGTGGCTTCCATGATGGTGGCGAACTCGCGCTTGTCATCAGGATCGATCATTGCCAGTTCCCTCCGTTCACGAACTCTTCTGCCGCCTGGCGATTGCGCTCTTCGATGGCAGCCTGACGGCTGGTCCCGCCCGTTCGACCATTGCTCGCACCAGCAGTTCGGTTGATCAGCCAGGCGGCCTTCAGCCCCTGCCAGCCAGCAGCCATAGCTTCAGCCAGCGCATCATCCACCGACCACCCTGCAGCCGCGGCGATGGTCAACTCTTTCGCCAGTATGTTGATCACGGTCTGCGTGACCGACGCGCGCTTGTCCTTGCGATGCTTCAGGTAGTCAGCCCAGACCTGCTCGCTAGGCTGCTCTGGGAACCCTGAAAGGTCGAGCTGCGCAGCGGCGCGTTTACTGTTCCCTGTATTATTCTTAGTTGTATTACTCCCCTTCGCCTTTTCCGAAGGGGGTTCATCGCCTTTTCCGAAGGGGTTCGCGGCATTTTCCGAAGGGGTATTCGGTTTTCCGAAGGGGTCTTTCAGGCGGATGCGCCGCTCGACAATCCGCTTTCCTTCACGGATCTGCTCGATCTCGACCAGGCCCTTTGCGGCCAGTGCGCTGATGATCTCCGAAACCCTTGAGATGGACAGGCCGAAGAACTCGGCGAAGTGCGCGTTGCTGGCGTAGCAGCCGCGCTCGTCGTCCTGCAGGCTGCCAATTTCAACCAGCATGACCTTCTCGGTGATGGATAATCCGCGATCCAGCCATATGTCAGCCGGAATCCAGACGCCCTGGAACTTGCGTGGAGTGGCGGTCATTGCAGCACCTCCACGGCACGCTGAACGCGCTCCCCCACCCAGCGAGCGACAGGGACCGCCCAGCTGTTGCCGATGGCCTTGTAGCGCGGTCCATCCGGGCATTCGTCGGCTGGCTTGCCCCGCCATGGGATCAGGGTCCACCCGGCGACCGTTTCAATGCTTATTTCGAATGAACTGCCGCTCTGTATTTGCCCTGGAATGCACGAACAGATGACAGCCGCGACACAGGAGAACAAGGTTTTCCGGCTCAAGTCGTAGCTCTGGGAACTTTGCTCGACTGCCGATGTGGTGAACTTCAAACAATCGCGCAGGTCTCTTGTGAACCTCTCCGCATCGTTGACAAGTTCCGCGATCTCGCGCCCAGACAATTGCGCACGCACGTTTCCACTCTGCCGATGAGTAGAACAGATCGTGCTCTGCTGTTCTGCCTCCCCTCCAGCGTGGGTGGCGATCTCCTCGAACATGTGCATCCTTGCAATCAACTGAGCAAAATCTGCGCGACTGATAGGAAGGTGACACCATTCGCTCTGCTCCGCAGTGCTCACAGACAAGAGCAACTTTCCTGCACTGTGTATCTGAAGATGCTGCCGCTCTGAGTCGATCAGCACACTCACGAGAACATGTTCGCTTGAGCTTTCCAGGTCTGCACTCAAACTCCTTTCTGCAGTGCTCGCACAGGACAGAAACTCGCTTTCTTCGGCATGCAAGGCATTGCTTTGCGACCTGAGACTTTTTGCTTCCGCACGCGCATAGCTCTTTTGATGGCCTGAACATTCATCGGCGCCCCCATCGAATGACACCGACATTGTGAATGTTTTCCTAATCTCAGGAAATCCCTGTAGCCGCTCGCATTCGATAGGGGTCAGGCGGCGGACGGCTGAGCCCTGAAGCACGCCGTTATGGCGACGAGGACCGTTATTGGCATCCAGGGTGGCATGTGCTTCACCGAGCCGAACGCCCGACTGGCTGGACTGGAAAGCAGCAACGATCGGCTGCCCGCGCCCAGTGCCGTCTTCGCTTGCGTCGAAGCCTTCAGCCTTCAACGTGTGGGCGATGTCGCCCGTGACGCAGACGGCGTTCTCGCCGCCGCTATTCCGGCCAAGCGCGAACGCAGTGCTGGTACTGACGCACGGGTCTTGCGTGCCGTGCACCACCAGCAGGCCGCTTTCCTCATCCTGCTGTGTGGCGCTGCCGGCTGCTTTGCCGTTGGCCTGGAGCGTGCCGGCCACCACAAAAGTCTCGCTCTCGAAGTCGCCGTGACCTGTTCCGCCCTTTGCTCGGCAGGCGGTTGCAACGTCGATTGGGCCGGCCTGATTGTTCCCGCCGAAAGCGATCAGGTGTCCTGCCCGGGCGTGGTCGACATCACTGCCGCCTTGAGTGCTTCGGAGAGTGCCGGCGGCAGCGTCTTGCCCCTCGCCTCGGCGCGGCGGAGTATCCCGGCGCACGCCGTCGCGCTCAAAAAGTACCGATGCGGGATCGAACCCTTCTCGAGCACTTGCCACAACGAACACACGGCGGCGCCGTTGGGCCAGGCCGAAATATTGGGCGTCAAGAATCCTCCACGCGACTGCTCTTTTGGGTCCATACACACAACCAGCGTCCGTCCACCGCTTCCCTGAAGGCTGCAGTTCGCAGTCTTCCCCAGCAAGCGCGCCAAGAAAGCATCCGAAGGCGTTCCCTTTGTCGGATAGGACGCCGGGGACGTTTTCCCAGATGACGATGGAAGCGGCTTCGCCACGGCTGTTTCGAACATGATCAATTGCATCAGCAAGCTCCACGAATTTTATGGTCAGTTCGCCGCGCGGGTCGTTCAGGCCTTCACGCATGCCGGCGACGGAAAATGCCTGGCAAGGTGTTCCGCCAGTCAAAATATCTGGTGCCGCAATCGAACCAGTCAGGACACTCTTAGAAAGCGCAGTCATGTCGCCTAGGTTCTCCACTTCAGGGAAACGGTGCGCCAGTACAGCGCTTGGGAATGGCTCTATCTCGGCGAACCATGCGGCCTTCCAGCCGATAGGTTCCCATGCCACGCTCGCAGCTTCGATGCCGCTGCATACGCTGCCGAACTTCACATGGCACCTTCCAGCGAGGCATCGCCTTGCGTCATGGAATACTCAGCTACGCGGCACTTGGCGCCGTCGCGGTTGAAGATCGGAAGGACGATGCCAAGACTGCTTTTCTCGAGCGCGACCACGTTTGAGACTCCATAGGCAACCAGGCAGATAGGCGCGCCGCTGTTGAAGGGCGCTCGCTCGCCGGTGACGTAGTGAAAATGAGGGCGACCCTCGATGAAGAGGATCGCGTCAGCAGCGCCCCAGACGCATTCGTAGAACATGGCAGTCTCGGTGCGCGCCGGGATCAGGGCAATTCCGTTTCCGTGCTCGACCATCCGCCGAAGCCACTTCACTGCCTCGCGTCCGAATGGTGGATTGCACCAGACGCGCCCGCGCCACGGCTGCACCAGGCCGTCATCGGCAAGGGTGTAGTGCTGGCTGGCGGTTTCCCACGGCCGAACGACAGGGGCGCAAGGATCAAGATCGAAGGCGCCAAGCGAGCGCACGATCTCCGGCGGCGTCAGCCACTCGTCGTTCTTCATCTTCGCGGACTGGTGACCGGAAAGGCTCACACGGCACCATCCTGCACGGCATTGCCCTGCACCAGGTAAGGGGAAGCATGGCGCGATTTTGCGCCATGGCTGCGGACGGCTCGATCCAGCTTGCGCTTCAGGTTGTACTCGTTGAGCTGGGCTCGGCGGTAAGCGTCTACTTCCTGCTTGGAGAACTCCTGCATGGCTCGGTACTGTTGGTGGCCTTTGTCGATGTAGGTGAAGCCTGACATCGAGAGGCATTCCTTGCAGAACTCGGTGTACTTCTCGCGCAGGTCGTACTTCGCGTTCTTGCGCGCCAGCGTGGCGGCGTGCAGCTCTACGGCCAGCTGGCCGATCTTCTCCAGGCTCATACGTCACCGCCTTTGAACAGTTCAGCAAGGTCGATGCCGAAGGCGAAGAGCCATGCGCCGGCGGGCCATGCCTTCACAGAGCCATAGCGCTCGTCGACGACTTCAGCGGGGATCACGCCATTGGCTTTGCACCATGCACGCAAGGCGACGTATGCGTTTTTCGGCAGCTTGGCGCCGGTCTCTTTCTCCACGGCAGTTACCGTCGCGTGCCGGCTGCAGAAGCCCAGTTTTTCCTCCAGGCGCTTGGCCTTCTTCGTGGCCGCGGCGGCAGTGGCCATGGCAGTAGCCTCGCGCTTGCTGCCGATCAGGGCCTTGGTGGCGATGGCGTGATCACGCTCAGCCTCTGCCAGCAGGCGGGCCTGCTCGGAGTCCATGGCAAGCTGCAGCAGCTCCATGCGGGTTAGCTCTCGCTGCGGCGCGACGTAGCTGCCAGTCTTGCGGATGCTGGGAAGGACATCATGTGTCACCCAGCGCTTGAAGCGCTTTGCGCCAGGCTTCTTGCTGCCAAGGACCAGGCTGTATAGTCCTGGCTCGTTGATGATGACGACTTTCTGCATGCCACCAGGGGTGTGAATTGAACTCACCCCCTTCTCGTCATCGTCAAGGCGCTCAAGAGCCTTGCGATCTAGCTCTAGGGCGGCGAGGACATCGGCCGCAATGAACCACGGGCACCCCGCGTCATCGGTCTGAACACGAAGATTAAGATGATCAAATTGGAAGGAATGAACAGCTTGAGGTAGCATAGGGATGCTCCTTACGGCTAAGTAGCAATGCGCCCCGAACAGGTTCCAAGGCCTGCCGGGGCATTTTTTTTGCCTGCGAATCGCTGCAGACGGTTTGATATTAGCACAACTGGTTAGCTAGTCGAACCACTCTGCCAAAGCGAATGCAGGCCGTACCGGCCGATAAGCAGAGCATCGGCCACGGCCTGGCCCTTGGCCTTCTGGTCGAGAACACGCAGCTCGGGGAAGAGCTGGACGGCACGCGATCGAGCAGCGTCCTTGTCCGAACCGATCAGCCCGGCGTGCTTTTTCCAGGCCTGCGGCGTTACCAGGGTCAGCGGGATGCCCATGCCGGTGATGACGCCCTCCACCAGGCCGGCGGCATGGCCGAAGGTGAACACGCTCGAAACCCCCTGTTTCGGCATGCTGTGAACCGACTCCAGGTAGCAGTGCGCCGGCCTGAAGCTGTCGCGCACCGCCTCGCGCAGGTAGGCAGATACCGCCGCGCCGTTCACCCGGCTTGACTTTCCGGCTTTGATCGTCGGCATCAGCAGGTGGGACACATACCGCCCGTCGTCGTCGAGGGTGACGATGGCCCCCGAGCATCCTGGATCGCAGGCGATGATCATGCGCGCTTCTCCGTCTTCAGGAGGCCTGGCGCCAGCTCCAGGGATTCACGCCAGTCGCCAGCAACCTTGCCGGAATTGACCTCGGCGCGCATGCCACCGTCATTCACCCAGCCCACGCGGATGCGCTTCGGCTCCTTCTGCCAGAAGGCCCAGACGCCGCGGGAATCCTGCGTCAGGTAGTTCGCCCAGACCGGCGCATCATCCCACTTCGGTTTTCCGCTCGGATCGACAAGGGCGTCAGTGTTCGGCAGCTCGACCACCTTGGAGCCGTAATGCTCGCCGGTATTGCCGTTCTGCTCCACCACCTCCTGTCGGCCGGTTTGGTCGAAGCGGAGATCGGGACCGACCGGCTGGCGCTCGCCTTTCGTCGCCAGGCTCTTGAGCACTTCGCGCTCTTCCGTGGTCAACAGGTCTGCCGGGGCTTCGGCCTTCGGCTGGCGCTGACGGTGGAAGATAACCATGCCGGCGATGTAAACGATCGCCCCCAGCAGCTCGCGCTCGCGGGCCTCATGGGGCAGGCGCATACCCTCGGTCACCTTCTTGCAGACCTGGAAGGCCATGCCGGCGTCAGAATCCAGCAGCGCGCTGATGGTCTGCATGCGCTGCTCATGGAACGGTAGGCCGTTGGCGTGGCGCTCGGCTCCCTTGCCGGCGGCAGCCTGGTCGAAAGCAGCCTGCAGCACGGCGGCCAGCTGCTCATATCCTGGTGTGTTCAAGCGGATTTCCTCTGGTTATCACTGTAGAAACGCTGGCTCAGGCCGCACGGCAGGCGGCGGATGACGATCGCCACCGGCGCGCCGATGGTGCGGTTGATCGCCTGAACCAGCTTGTTGGCTTGGCCCTTGGTGAAGGCCTGGTTGGTTTCGAACAGGAAGCTGTCGCCCTCGATGCGGACCAGCGTGCAGCAGGAGGCGAAGTCCTTGACGGCCTGCCCTGCGATCAGGCGCTGCCGGAGCTGGCGCCAGGTGGCGTGCGGGTTCATGCGCAGACCTCCTGCAGAACACGATCCAGCAGCTCGCGCTCGGTACCGAACTCGGCTTCGAAGGCTCGTTTTGCAAGGTGGATGCTCGGCACTTGCGGGTGCGCCGTACCGCGATGGTGCGCAGGGCAGAGCGGGATAGCCTCATAGTGGCTGGCCCGCTGGCCTCGCCCCTTGCCGGCGCGAATGTGGTGAATTTCAGCATGGCTTCCCGGTGTGCCCTGGATCATGCAGGCGATGCAGCCAAGTTCTGCCAGCTTGGACAGGTGGCGCTTCTCGTCGTTGGTCATGCAAACCTCAGAATTTCGTCAACCACCCGCTCCACTTCAGCCGCATCCTGGTAGTTCGCCAGGATCTGGTACTTCTGCAGGAACAGGGTGATGGTCTTTTGGAACAGCTGGTCGAACTCTTCCTCGCTCATGTGCGCAAAGCTGATGCTCTTGGCCTCGGCCCGCGTCTCGCCGCGCAGATTGACCGTCAGCTCGTAGAAACCGCTGGCGATCGCCACGTCTTTGCGGAAGCGATGGAAGTTCTTCACCACCGGATTCCCCTTGTGCTCAGCCAGGGCGGGCTCCCATGCGTCATAGGCCAAGCGCAGCAGCGCCATGTATTTCTTCAGGAAGCGGTAGTTGCGAGGCCGGGCGAACTCGCCTCCCAGCACATCGCCGTTCTTCACTTTCTGCAGCCACTCGGCGGTTTCGTCGTTATCAGGAACGAGGGTGCCGCCGGGCAGCTTGCGCAAAAAGAGCTTCATGCGGATCAGATACCTGTCGGGATTTCTTCGCCGGCCGGCTCCTTGTAGCCGAGCAGGTCGCACAGGGCCTTGATCGCGGCACTCAGCTGCAGCAGCTGCACGGAGGCCTCCATGCGCCACAGCATGGGCATGTCCGCGTTATCGCGCTGCTGCTCTTCGTCCTCGGTGAGCTCGCCGAAGAAGTCGATCGCCCGGAAATGGAAGTCCTTGGTGAGCTTGAAGGACATGGTGCCGTGCACGAGTTCCATGCGCTCGACCAGCATTTCAGCGGCAAGCGCCTCAGCCAGGCCCTGGCGAGCATCATCCAGGTTATCCAGATCGAAGCTGGCCTTGTTGGTTTTGTGCTTCAGCAGGCACGACTCGCCCAGCTTGAAGCCGTCGAACGCATCCTCCTTCCCATCCAGGTAGTTGCGCAGGCGCGTGGTCAGGCCGCCCTTGATGTCGCTGATGTGGATGGTCTGGGTTGTCACCGAACCAACCGCCTTGATCAGGCTGTTGACCAGCACGTTCGCCAGGTGCTTGTTGGTCACCGGGACCACCAGGAACTGCTCGGCCTCGTAGTAGAACGCATTGACGACCGTGGTTTTCACCAGGGCCTTCGCGATCAGTTCGGCCATCACGCGCTCGGCGATCTCTTCGCCCCGCTCCTTGCTGAGCTCGCCACCATACTCTTCGATCTCCGCCTGCTGCGCCTCGTGCACCGCGGCGCGCACCGAAGCCTTCGGCAGGATCTTCTCGTCGTAGCGCAGCGTGAAGGTCAGGCCGCCCTCGATCGGAGTCACGAGCTCGCCGGTGGTGCCGTTCGGGACGAAGCCGGCGCCGGACACGAAGGTTTCGCCGACCGGCTCGAAGGGAAGTTCTTGCAGGTGCTGCTGCAGCAGCTCCAGGCGCGGGAGTTGAGCCTTGTAAACGATTGCGTTGCGGATGACTTTCATTTGGTGATGCCTCTTTGGTTATTAAAACGGAATTGCTTAGAACGGGATCTCGTCGTCGAAGCTGTCGTAATCAGGCTGCTGGTTCTGCGCCGGGCGCTGGCTCTGCTGCTGGCGCGGTGCGCTCTGCTGCTGGCGTTGCGGCGGTTGCTGATCTTTCTCTGGCCAGTCGATGATTTCGGTGCCCTGGCTCAGGTGGATCTCGGTGACGTAGCGCTTCACGCCATCCTTTTCGAACTCGCGGGTCTTCAGCTTCCCCACTGCCAGCAGGCGCTTGCCTTTGTGCAGCCACTGCCCAAGGAACTCGGCGGTCTTGCCGAACGCAACACAGCGGACCCACTCGGTTTTCTCAACCTTCTTGCCCTGCTTGTCCTTGTAGCTGTCATCGACGGCGATGTTGAAGTTCGCCACGGCATCGCCGTTCGGCATGTAGCGCAGCTCGATGTCGTTACCCAGGCGACCGATGCCTTCCCAGCGGTTCAGATTTGCCATTACTTCCCCCTCATGCACGCTTGCGCGCTTTTCAGATTGTCGATTGCGGCTTCAGCGATAGCCGTTGCCTGTTTGATCTTCGCAATGCCGGTGCCGAGGCTGCTCATTGCAGACCCCAACTGAAGCATTACGCTGTGCGGCTCGTTGATCGGGAACCTGCAGACGTGGTGCAGGTACAGCAGGATCTGAAGCGGCTCACTGACGCGGTGGATCTCGCGCTCGTAGCTGCTGGCCACGCTCTTGTTGGCGACCCCTACGACTCCCCAAAACTCTGCCTGGGTCATCTTCAGGTTCGCTCTAAGCTGCTTGGCCACAGACCCCGTGATCTGGTCGTGACTGGTGATCTCCATTTGTTCTCCATGGTTCGGTTTAGTTGCCGCATGTTCTCAAAACCGAACCACATGAGTCAAGCGAGAGGATTGATTTCATTTAGGTTCGGTTCGACATCAGAACCCAATATAACCGAACCATATGGAGACGCACGCGAAAAAGGTATTGCGAATAACGAACCTCGGTGCCAATATCAGCACCATGCAGCACGGTGCTGCACAACAGCGAACGAGGCATCACATGAACCGCGAAACCCTCCACCCCGAGAACGAAGCCGCCTGGTTGGCCATGCGCCAGCAGGATCTGACCAGTACCGAGTGCGCCGCCCTGTTCGGCTGCTCGCCCTACGCCACCGAGTACGAGCTGTTCCACCGCAAGACCGGCCAGCTTGAGGCCGAGTTCGAGGTGAACAATCGAATGGTGTGGGGCAATCGCCTGGAGGCGGCCATCGCCTACGGCATTGCTGAAGACTTCGGCCTGCTGGTTGAGCCATTCAAGGCATACGTCCGCATCCCCGAGCTGCGTATGGGCTCCAGCTTCGACTTCAAGATCGTCGGCCTGGCCGACGGCTTCTCCGGTGACGAAACCTACCGCGACCTGTTCCGCGAGCATGGCGTCGGCATCATGGAAGTGAAGAACGTCGACGGCCTGCAGTTCAAGCGCGCCTGGATTGCCGATGGCGATGACATGGAAGCGCCGCCGCACATCGAGCTGCAGGTCCAGCACCAGCAGGAAGTCGCCGATCTGGAGTGGACCCTGATCGCTCCCCTGGTCGGCGGTAACACGCCGCGCCCCTTCCACCGCCTGCGCAACCGCGAGTATGGCGAGGCCATCAAGGCGAAGGTCGCGGCCTTCTGGGCATCGGTCGACGCTGGCAAGGCGCCCGATCCAGACTTCACCAAGGACGGCGGAACCATCGCCAGGCTGCTGGCGAACGACAACGGCCAGACCGTCGACATGAGCGACAACAATCGCCTGGCCGAGCTGGTCGCCGAGCATGCCAGCGCCAGCGCCGATCTGAAGGCTGCCGAGACGCGCAAGGACGCGGCCAAGGCCGAGATCCTGACCATCATCGGCACGAACGCCAAGGTCCTGCTGAACGGCTGCTACATCAGCGCCGGCACCACCAAGGACTCCGCCGGCACACTGATCGAGCCGCACATGGTCGGCACCCGTATCGGCGGCCGGAAAGGCTACCGGCAGATGCGGATCTATCAGTCCAAGAAGTGAGTAGCACTGTGCCGCACCATGCTGTGCGGCACCTTTCCCCGAGGTAATCGCAATGAGCGAGCAAGATCAGAAAGGCGAAGACATGGCAGTCCCGCAGGAAAAGCCGAAGAGCCCGGCCGTAGCGTTCAGCAGCAAGCTGCAGGAGCAGCGCGAGGCGATCGCCAAGCAGCTGCCGCGCGGCATTGAAGCGGATCGCTTCATCCGTACCGCCATCACGACGGTGAACCTGAACCCTGAGCTGCTGCAGTGCACGCCGGCCAGCCTCTACGCCTCCTTCATGCAGGCCGCGAAGGATGGCCTGCTGCCGGACGGCAAGGAGGCAGTGGTTCAGCCCTACAACGTGAAGATCAAGGGGCAGAACGGCCAGCAAGACCGCTGGGAGAAGCAGGCGCAATACATGCCCATGGTGCGCGGCCTGATCCAGGTCATGTATCGCACCGGCTTCGTTGCCATGGTCGATGGCGTGGCGGTCTATGAGAAGGACCACTTTGAGTATGAGCGTGGCGACCAGCCTCGCATCGTCCACCGCCCTTACATGGGCATGGAAGACCCCGGCAAGATCATCGGCGCCTACGCTGTGATCAAGCTGACCAACGGCGAGGTCAAGCGCGAGGTGATGACCCGCCGCGACCTGCTGAAGGTGCGCGAGGCCTCCAAGGCGAAGAACGGGCCAGGCTGGACCACTTGGGAAGACCAGTTCTCGATCAAGGCTGTGATCAAGCGGGCACAGAAGCAGCTCCCGACCGATGAAGCCCTGGAGCGCGTCATCCAGCACGACAACGACGCCATGGGCTTCGACTTCGGCGACCAGCCGCGCGAGCTGCCGCAGCAGAACGTCGCCCGCCTGCCGTCGTCGCCGGCCCGCCCCGGCCGCCTCGACTCGATCATGGGCATGCAGAACCAGCGCCAGCCAGAACCCGTCGAGTTCGACGAGCCCCAAACCCAAGAGGACGTGCACCACCATGAATGAGCAGACCATCAACCCGATCGATGATCGGTTCCTGACCACGAAGGAACTGGCCGAGCGCTGGGGAATATCGGTCTGGTCGATGAAGAAGATGCGGCGAGCCAGCGAGGGCCCGCCCTTCATCGTGACCCGTAACCAGGCCTGCTACAAGCTGTCCGAAGTCCTCAAGTTCGAGGATGGCGGCCTGCTCAGCAAGCAGCAGCTGGCCGATCGCTGGGGCATTGGCGTCCGCGCGCTGGAGTACCGCGACCAGCACGGCGAGCTACCGGGCAAGGTGATGATCGGCGGAAAGGTCCGCTACCGGCTGAACAAGATCATCGCCCTGGAAGACGCGCAGTCGCGCACCGGCGGCAAGCTGAACGCTCCGCATAAGCCGCGTAGCGAAGCGGAGTCGGCTTGATGCGGTTGTTAGGCGATTTTGGAGGATGAGATGAGTGACGATTATTACTACAGCGGGCAGTATGCCGAAGAACAGGCCGAGGCCGAGGCGCAGGCAAAAGAGTTTGCGCACCGACCTGGGCCATGGCATGTCAGCGAGCACACCGAAGGAAGCGCGGCGCTAATTTACGACGCCGATGGGTTTGAGGTTGCGCGGGTGTGCTACCCAAACCGGAATGCGGACGCGAAGCTGATCGCGGCTGCACCGGGGTTGTTGGCTGCGGCAAGGGCTGCGCTGCACTACATGCGACTGCACAAGTATGCGGACCAGGCATGGGCTGATGATTTAGAGGCGGCGATTGCTGCGGCTATGACGCCTAACAACCCGATCGACCGCAAGTAATCCATCACACTACCGAGGCATCAACCATGAGCGAACCACTGAACGAGCTGATCGTCATCCCGAAGGAAACCGCGCTGGAGGTTTTCACCAAGGAAGGCAGCATCGAGCCCTACCTGGAGCAGATCAAGGCGGCCGTCACCGGCATCGTGCCGGACCTGTCCACCAAGAAGGGGCGCGATGCGATCGCATCCCTGGCCTACAAGGTCGCCAAGTCGAAGACCTACCTTGACGGCGAAGGCAAGCGCCTGGTCGACGAATACAAGGAGATCCCGAAGAAGATCGACGCCACCCGCAAGAAGGCGCGCGACTTCCTCGATCAGCTGAAGGACGAGGTTCGCCAGCCGCTGACCGATTGGGAGAACGCCGAGAAGGCGCGCGTCGATAGCCTGAAGCAGCGCCTAGCCTTTTTCGAAACCGTATGCCAGGGCCTCGAAGACCTGTCGTCTGCAGAGATACACGCCCGCATAGCACAGGTGGTCAACACCGAAATGGGCGAAACATGGCAGGAGTTCGCCAGCTACGCCGAGCAGGCCAAGATGGGCGCCGAGCGCACCCTGGCCGCGGCCTTCCAGAAGCGCCAGCAGTATGAGGCCGAACAGGAAGAGCTCGCCCGCCTGCGCCGCGAGGCAGAAGAGCGCGCCCAGCGCGACCGCGAAGAGCAGATTCGCCGCGAAGCTGCCGAGCAGGCCCAGCGCGAAGCGGAGGCCCGCCAGCAGGCCGAACGCGACGAGGCCGCACGCAAGGTCCGGGAAGCCGAGGAAGCCACGCAGCGCGCAGAACAGGAGCGCCTGCGCCAGCAGCAGGAGAACGAGCGCCAGCTGCGCGAAGCCGAGGAACGCGCCGAGCGTGCCGCCGAGCAGGAGCGCCAGCGCATCGCCGAAGAACAGCGCCAGGCCGAAGAGGAAGCCCGCCGCCGCGAGGCCGACCGCGAGCACCGCAAGGCGATCAACACCGCCGCGCTCGAGGCTTTCATGGCGGAAGGCATCGACAAGGAAACCGCTATCAAGGTCATCACCCTGATCGCGCAGCGCAAGATCCCGGCGATCTCGATCCAGTATTAATCGACCAACACCCGGGCGCTACGGCGCCCCAACAACAGAGGCATCAGCCCATGATCAAAGACAGCACCCTGAACGAAGCCATCGCCGAGGCGCAGCGATTCATCAACGCCGCGCAGACGCTTCAGCAGACCCGCAAGCAACCGCCTATCGTCACGTCTTGGGGGGAATACCCGCCGGCCGAGGTTCGTGAGCACGCCTCCTGCAAGCGCGCCAGCATGGACCTTACCCGCAAGCTGGCCGACCTTCGGGCAGGACGGTGACGCATGAAGATCCTGCTGATCTGGCTGTGCACCAGCGCGGCCTTCGATAGCTGCGAGGTTCACGCCCTGAGCCAACCCATCACCCCGAAGCAGTGCGAAGCGATGTCCGGCGTTTATGCCGAGGTGCTGGGGCCTGCCGATAACTACCGCCTGATCTGTGAGGACGCACAATGACCGCGCTTATCACCCTGCCGAAGTGGCTGACCCGCACGCAGTCGATGCAGTTCAACAGCGTCGACGTGGTGCTGATCATGGCGCTGACCCTGCGCATTCACGGCACGGCCGATGCCATCCGCCAGACCGCGCGCAACCTGCGCTTCAAGGTCTGCATGGAGCACCAGCCGAAGATGAAGGCGCTGGCCAAGCTGGAGAAGGACGAAGAGGTCATCCTGTGCGCGTTCAACATCGTGCAGCGGGCGACCGACGCCATGGGCATTCACCCGGGCAAGCTGTTCGAGGTGCTGCCGCCGGCGGAGCTGCAAGACCCGCCTCGCTGCCACTACAAGCCCATGCGCCTGGCCGGCGAGCCAGGAAGGCGGCACTGGCAATGCCAGCACTGCAGCCACACGAAGCAGATCAATCTCTGAAACCACGCAACTATCGGCGCCGGCCTGACTGGCGCCAGGGAGGATTATGAACCAGTTCAACATCGGCGACCGCGTGAAGAAGGTCACCGGCGACTACCAGATAACCGGCGAGGTCCGGTCTGTTTTCACAAAGGCCAACGGCGAGACGCGCCTGGTGGTCGAGCACAACGCAGAGGGCGGCGGCAGCTTCCTGCATATCTACGGGCCGGCGAACCTGGAGCGCATCGCATGAGCAAGTGGGATTCCCGCATGCTGGCCGTGGCCAGCCTGATCTCTGGCTGGTCGAAAGACCCAAGCACCGGCGTCGGCGCCGTCATCGTCGATCCTCAAAACCGCGTGGTGTCGATGGGGTTCAACGGATTCCCGCGCGCAGTCAAGGACAGCGCCAGCGCCATGCTGGACCGCGACGAGAAGCTGCGCCGCACGATCCATGCCGAGGACAACGCGCTGCTGTTCGCCCGGCGCGACGTGGCCGGCTGCTCGATCTATGTGACGCATCCGCCCTGCGCGCGGTGCGCCGCGAAGATCGTCCAGGCCGGCATCGTCCGCGTCGTCACCATGCCGCCGGCGGAAGGCTTCATCGAGCGCTGGGCCGCCGATGCTGCCAGTTCGGCCGCGATGTTCGCCGAGGCCGGCGTCACCTTCGAATACATCAACCCGACCCTAGGAAGCACCGAAGAATGACCATCGTGAAGCGCATCGGCGACCATGATCTGCCGCTGCCCAAGCAGGAAAGCCTCGACGCCGCCGGCTACGATCTGCGATCCACCATCTGCGTGACCCTCTACCCTGGCCAGCGCCTTGCGATCCCGACCGGGTACGCTTGGATTATCCCGATGGGGATGGTCGGCCTGGTCCAACCGCGATCCGGCCTGGCCGTGCGGGATGGGATTGACACCCTGGCAGGTGTGATCGATGCCGATTTTCGCGGCGAGGTGCGTGCCGTGCTGATCAACCACGGCGACCGGCCGGTGACCATTGCCAAGGGCGAAAGGATCGCCCAGCTGGTGATCACGAACTACTACAGCGGGCCGCTGCGCGAGGTGGACGATCTGCCGAAGACCGAGCGCGGCGAAGGCGCTTTCGGCTCGACCGGCCAACAGTGAATGAACAGGCCTCCGTGGTGTCTCTCGCAGGGCACCCACCACGGAGGCCTCCGCCATGCCACTCCAAGACGACCTGTACGAATCACTCCGCCCGTTTGCCGAAGCCCTGGCGCAAGCCATTGGCTCCGAACAGCCAGACACCACCATTCCCCCGGGCACGCCAGAGCCTGAGCCGCTGCCGCCGGCAAAGCCAGTGCCTGAGCCGGTGCGCGGCAAGTTCCACCTGTGCGGCGTGAACATGAGCATGGGATCGGGAGGCGCCATCGTTCTGCCCGGCGTGCATGGCACGAACTACCAGTGGGCAGACGCGAGCTGGTACGACCTGTACCGGACGCGCGGCTGCTATCTCTTCCGCACCGGCTTCCTGTGGGAGCGAGTGCAGACATCGCCAGGTGCTGAGCTCGTGGCATCGGAAATGCGCCGGATCGAGACGGCCCTTGCTGCAGCCAAGCGCAACGGCCAGAAAGTCATCCTCGACATGCACAACTACGGCCGGTACTTCGGCGAGGTGATCAGCCCTGCCAGCAAGAAGGCCACGCCCAAGGCCTTCGCCAACTGCTGGCACAAGATCATCAACCACCTGAAGCCGCTTGACTGCTACGACGCGCTGCTCGCCTGCGGCCTGATGAACGAGCCATATGGCGAGGCCGACAAGACCTGGTTCGGCGCGGCGCAGGAGGCGATCGACGCCATCGCCGCGGCCGATCCGGACATGTGGGTGACCGTCGCCGGCTGTGGCTGGTCGAGCGCCATGCTCTTTCCGAAGATCAGCGACCACCTGAAAGGACTGACGCACCCAAAGGGCAAGGACAGAATCATCATGGAGGCGCACCAGTACCTCGACCCGAACTCGAGCGGGAAGTATGCCGACCGGGCCCAGCAGTTCGACCCGATGATCGGCGTTGCCAGGGTGAAGCCGTTCGTCGACTGGTGCAAGGCCAACGGCTTCACGGCCTACCTCGGCGAGTACGGCCTGCCGCCGAACAACGAGAGCGCCATGGTCGCCACGCGCAACCTGCTGGACTACCTGCTGAAGGAGCGAGTGATGTCGACGATATGGTGCGCCGGCCCCTGGTGGACGCCGGGCGACGTGACTGCGCTCGATACCACCCATGGCGCCGCCGGCACCGGCCCGGTGCGCTCGCAGCTGACGACGGTGATGCCGTACTTCACCGAGACGGCCGACAAGCTGGGCCCGATCTAGCCAAAACGGAAGCGGGTTGAGTATGATGGCGTCGTGGTTGCACAGCGGCCACGACCCTCCCCAACGATCGGGCTCTGATCTACGGCAGACACAGTTGCGATTGCGACATCAGCAATGCGGCTGGCCAGACATCCCGGCGCTGTCCCTATTCAAGGAGACAGCATGAAGAACCAAGCAGCTTTCCCAAGCCCTGGCGTCGTTATTCCAAGCGGGCCAGGCTCTGCGACAACCCCGTACCAGCAAGGCGCCTACGAAGGCATGACCCTGCGCGACTACTTCGCAGCGAAAGCGATGCAGGCGATGGTGAACAGCGGCACCTACGAGACAGGTGGCTGGGATCAGCGAGACATAGCCATCCAGAGCTACCAAATGGCCGACGCCATGCTCGCCGAGCGCGAGAACCCCTGATCATCAGTCTGGGAATCAGCACCGCTGAGCCCGCGTAAATCAAGGCGTCCAGACGGGCGCTGAAAATCTAGGGCGCTCATAGGGCGCAAAATTTTCGAGGAAAGGAATATGGGGCTGGACATTACTGCTTACCGCAAGCTGACCAAGATCGACGCTGTATTCGATGCTGATGGTGAGCCGATCGACCCTAACACGCGCGAGAGCATCGATTACGATCTCCACGCCTATCTGAACCCCGACTTCCCTGGCCGCGCTGACGAGATCGAAGATCGCGCGATCTACTCGGCTGAAGACAGCATGGGACTGCACGCTGGAAGCTATGGCGGGTACAACCGCTGGCGAGAGCAGCTTGCCGAGCTGGCAGGCTATCCAGCAGGCGACTATGAGCAGTACGGGCGCACCTACCAGAGCCATTGTGTGCCGTGCTGGAACGGAGAGGCAGGGCCGTTCTCTGAGCTGATCAATTTCAGCGACTGCGAGGGGGTGATCGGGGCCTCGGTCAGCGCAAAGTTGGCGAAAGACTTCGCAGACTTCCAACCAAAGGCAGACGCGCACGAAGATGATCGATTTCGCATGAAGTATGCGGAGTGGCGACAGGCATTTGAGATGGCCTCCGACAGCGGCGCAGTCGACTTTCATTGACCAACTAACCGCGCCATAGGGCGCAAGGGGAAAGGAATGAGCAAGGTATTGGTTGATCGGGAGCTGCTGGAGCGGCTCATGCGCGCTGATGCTGATATGGGGCGCGAAGGGTCTGCGTCATTTACGTTGGACGCATCAGATCGACTAGACAGGGCGTGGGCAGAACTTCGCGCCATCCTCGCCAAGCCAGAAGACCCTGAGGGCTTCGAGATCGCTCGGCATTCAAAGCGACTGGTCGAGCAACTGCGTTCTGACCTGTCAGCCGTGACCGCCGAGCGGGATAGGTTGCTGTCTGAGAATGCGCGGCTGATCGAGGATAGGGCGCGCTTCCCCGACCGACCGGACGACATCGGGCACATGATCGGATCGCACATTGGCAACCTGAAAGCCGGCAAAGTGCAGGCCGAGAAATACGCCCGCAAGTGGCGAGACAATCTCGACAGCGAGATTCGCGCAGCTGACCAGCTCCGTGCCGAGGTCGATGCGCTGCGGAAGGATGCGGAGCGGTATCGGTGGCTGAGAGATCCGTGCAGCGGGGCCGAGCACGTCATTTACTACAGCCGAGGCGATTACGGTAGAGGGCTGATGAGCGGGTCGATGCTGGACGCCGCCATCGACGCCGCCATGGCTGCGAAGGAGGCGTGAATGGCTGATGCTCCTATAGAGCCGCAAGAATTTCTCTACGGCCCAAAGGTCGTGACAATCGAGGATCTTCGGGTTGCGCGAGGAAAGACGAGGCGCCCGATATCCTCCTGCCGACACAAGCAGTTGGTCTATGACGAAACGGAGCGCCGCATCTGGTGCAGCGATTGTGAAACCGAGGTCGAGCCGTTCGACGCATTCATGCAACTCGTTGGCGTGTTCAGCTCAGCGAAGAGCAAGATCGACCGGCGCATGCAGGAACTAGCCGAGGCTGAAAAGTTCGCCATGCGCAGTCGCGCCGCGAAGCGGATGGACGAGTATTGGCGTAGCCAGACGATGGCACCGCTATGTCCTCACTGCAACGGAGCGATCCTGCCTGAGGACGTAGTGAACGGCCTGGCGCAGACTTCGAAGAGCATCGAAATAGCCGCACGCAAGCGAAAGCAGAGCGCCCGCCCAACCCCCTAACCCCACCCAAACACACAGCCTGCCGGCGAGAGTCGGCGGGTGATGCTTATCGGGCGAGCGCATCCACCAGCCCGTTATGCCGGGTCTTGCAGTCGTGATAGATGGCAGCCCATTGGGTCATGGTGACCAGCACCTCGCCACCGGTGCCGTCATCGAGCTCCGGCAGCGCCTCCCGGCACTTCACCAGCAGGTTCTGCTGGTACTGCTTCGCCGCGGGCTGCGGAGTTGACGAGCACGCGGCCAGACTCAGGAATGCACACGTTGCGATAAACAGTGTTCTGGGTTTCACGGATCACGCCCCTATCGATGACGGTCTGGTTGGCCTTCAGCTCGCCAAGGCGCTGCTCCACCTTGGCGGCGATGGCGGATTCCCGGGCCAGGGCCTGCTGCTCGATGGCCGCGGCGGCGCGCTCGACGGCCAGGTTCGCGCTGTCTTCCTTCCAGCCATGCACCAGCCAGCCGGCGGCGAAGGCCGCGCTGGCGATGATCAGGTAGAGGTTCACGCCCCCCAGCGCCTTGGCGATCAGGTTATTCAGCATGGTGCGATCCCGTGCGATGCGGTGCCATCAGGCATACACCTGCTTATCGAGTTCGTAATGCGGGCCATCAAGCAGCGGGCGCCCGCCATCGCGGCGCTTGCGTGCGGTGTAGTCGGCGATGGACTGGTCAATGTCCATGACCAGATCCAGCCGGCCCCAGAAGCCGCCCCAGATGATCGGTACGTCCAGCTCGCGCGCCGCCTGCTGGAAGGCCTCGGCGATGGTGATGTAGAGCGGCCAGTCCCAGCGCACTTCGCCGCCGACATAGGCTGCTACGTCGATGGCGTGCCCGGTCAGGTGCCGGCTGTTCATGGTCTTGCTGGCGCCGGCGGCCACCAGCTCGCGCTGGCGTTCCTTGGTGCGCAAACCCTCGGTGATACCGAAGTCGATCTCGGTCAGCTCGATGGCACGCTTGACCACGCGCACCAGGTCGGGGTGCACGCCTTCCATGCGCGACAGCGAGCGCTGCGACAGCCTGAACTTGCTCATTTCTTCTCTCCTGGGTTGGTGGTGGCCGCTTTCCATGCCGCGGCCAGTCGGCTCAGCACGCCGTCCTGAATGGAGCGCAAGGCTTCGGCGCCGGCGTGGCCGGTGATGGCGATGCAGACGGCGGTGGTCAGCGGCTGGAAGTTCGCCATTTCGCACAGCCAGAAGGTCAGCACCCCGACGAAGGTCGAGGTCACGAGCCCGGTAACCAGCGTCAGGATAGCCTGTCGCGCCGTCTCTTTGCTGTCGCGCATCGAGTTGAGGAACCGGACCAGGCCGCCCCAGCCAGAAACGACGCATACCCACATGTAGGTCAGCCAGTTGTAGGTGTCGGGCGACTTCGCCACTTCGGCGGCCTGCCTCAATTCCTCGTTCATCCATGCTCCCCGGCGGATTAATTCGGTCTGATGATAGTCGTCATGGTCCGATTTCGGAACCAAAAACCGCCACGCGGCACTTGCGAATGCCATCGCGGCGCCACCATGCCGCGAGGCGGTCGCCATGGCGGAAGAGGAAGAGGTGCAACGGCTCTGGAATATCCAGGAAGCCGTGCGCCAGATGGAGCAGAGGAAGCGGTCGGCGAAGGGCTGATTCGCTGCCGACCTACAGCGTCGTGAGGCCCAGGCAGGGAGCCGCCCCCATTTCCTGGACCGCTCCTAACCAGATAACAGCCCGCCAGCGTCGGAGCGGCATCATAACTTGCGGCAGTGCTATCCTACCCGAAACCAGCGCCAGGAGGCGACCATGCTTGAAGACTTCGCCGCTCTCGGCATTCTGATCACCATCATCGGGTTCTTCGCCTACACGCAGGCGCCGGCACACTGGCAGACGCCGCTCGGCTTCGGCCTGATCGTGTTCGGCTGGGTGCCGGCAGGGCTGATCATCCTAACCCTGCTCAAGCACCCCGCTATCATGCTCCCTGCCCTGTTCATCCTCGGCATTCTGGTCAGTCAGCGGCGGCGCGCTTCCTGATCTTCTCCTGCTCGAGATCCTTGCCGACCTGCTCCGTGATCAGGTTGCGCAGCGAGCGCAGCCGATCGAGCTCCAGGCGCTTCGCCTCCCCACTCATTTCCTTGTCGAGCTGAATGCGCTTCATGTCGGCGTTGATCTTCGCCAGGTCGCGGCGCACGGCATTGAGCGCCTTGCGCATGCCGAGCTCGCCGGCCTTCTCTTCAGCCAGCGCCGCGGCGCGCTTCTCGTCGCCGTACTTCTCCAGGTGCATCAGGTCGGCATAGGCGCGATCGGCCTTCTTCAGCGCCTCGTAGAAGTCGGTCCCGTAACGGGTGTAGGTCGGCTCCTGCGTCAGGTCGCGGTAGAAGCGCTTGATCGGCTGGTACTCGTGCCAGCGCCGGGCCGGCAGTTCCTCTCCCATCGCGCGGCGCCATAGGGTGTCGGCCGTCGCCACGGCAGTGGCACCTACCGAGCCGGTATAGCCCCTGATCAGGTGGTCGATCTGCACCGGCGACAGCGCAAGATCCTGGCCGCCGACGGCGCCGGCTGCAGCCTCCATGCCACGGCTCGCCGCATCTGCCAGACGCGACGTGTCCGGCCGGCTGCGCAGGCTCGGGCTCAGGCGCTCCATGGACTGGTCCTCGATCGGGCGGCCGGTGAACGAGTCCTTGTTCTTCCAGAACACCTCGACCGCCGGCTTCACGAGCTGCGGCGTCGGGTCGAAGGCGAAGGTATCGGTCAGCATGTGGCCGAGGCGCTGGGCGAACTTCTCGCCACCGACAGCAGGGTCGGCGAATTGCTCGGCCAGGCGCTCGCCCATGGTCGCGATGGCGCCCACCTCGAACGGCTTCGGAATGAAGAACATTTCGTCGCCGATGCGGATGATCCAGTAGGTGTCGCGCTGCCAGTCCTCGAGCTTGCGATATTCGTCGTCGTCGTAGTTGTTGAGGAACAGGAGCGTGCTCGCCAGCGTCAGCGCACCGGTGACCGCCATGAATCGCGCGAAGGCCTGCCGGTCTGCCTTGGTGCCCTTGCCCATTGCGACCTTGGAGCCAGGCTTGAAGCCAGCCCGGTACAGCTTGTCGAGGCCCTGGATGCGCGCATTCAGGAACGGCACCAGATCGATCAGGATGCGAATGGCGATAGCGTCACCATGGGCCGAGAAGTCCATCAGGTCGCGCGCCTCGAAGGCAGCTTTCAGCTTGCCCTTCTCCAGGTTGCGTTCCCAGATACCGGCGCGGTTGATGTTCTCGGCGAAGTCCGTGACCGCGTGATACTTGCGCCAGGCGGTCAGCAGCGCGCCAGGGATCAGCTTCGGATCGCGCAGCACCTTGGCCTTGCGCATGGAGACGGTCAGGCTCGCCTTGATCTCGTCGGCGTTCTGGCCATAGACGTGACCGAAGGAGAAGGCCCCGCCGCTCGCCATCATGCGCGCTCGGTTGTGGTCGTTCCAGTAGGTCAGCGCACCCTTGAACGCGGTCTTGAACGGCACGGCGCTGGTCGGCGAAGTCGCCATTGCAGAGAGCGTATCGCGCAGACCGTTCGCCACGACAAACTGCGGCGTAATGGTGGTCATGTTGGTGAAGAAGCGCTTGAAGGCGCGGCCAACCTTCATCACCGGCGTATTCAGGCCGGCGCTCGATAGGGCGGAAACCGCCTTGAAGGTCAGCGGGTCGCTCACGTCGTACCACTGCTTCTCGCCATCAATCATGACGTAGGTGCTGGCCTTCTTGTCGCGCTTCGCTTCGGTGGTCTGCTCGGCAATGCCCAGCGCCTCGGCGTTCGCCATGGCCTGCGCCGCGGCCTGATTCTTGAGGCTCGCCTGAATCAGGTGGTGGAAGTTGAGCAGCGTGTTGTCGAGCAGGTCGTTCAGGTGCTGCTTGCCGCCCTTCAGCTTCTTGTAGGCCTGCTGCCGGGACAGGCCGGAGCCGGCGCGCGGGCCGCCGATCGAGTCCTCGTCGATCACGCGGTAGAACGGAACGTAGAACTCTTCGGACCACAGCTCGCGCTGCGAGCGCTGCAGGTCGTCGAGCTCCTGCGTGATCGCGTCAAGGCGGTCCTGCGGCGTGTTGAGCATGTCGATCTTCATCGACTGCACAGCACCATTCAGCCAGTCGAGCAGGGCATCGTTCGCCATGTCCACCTTCTGCTGCGCGGTGTTCAGCATGTCCGGCGTGCGCGCGGCGTCGAGCGCGTTCTTGGCCTCGGTCAGCTGCTTGATGATCGCGGCCGGTGCCTCGTATTTGCGCGCGATGACCAGGCCGGCGTCTGGCTTGCTCATGGCCGGCTTGAGAAGCCCAGCCTGCTCGGCGATGCCCAGCACGTCGTCGCGGTGCTGCTGCAGCTCCTTCCAGGCCTTCGCGTAGAGGATGCTGCGGCTCTTGCCGTTCTCGAGCTTGCCGCCGGACAGCTTCATGCCGGCTTGGATCTCGGAGTGACTGAAGAGGTTTTCGCGGCCTTGCTTGAACAGCTTGTTGGCGCGGTTCGCCGCGATCCACCCCATGAAACGGTCGATCTCCGCCGGAGACCCAAGACTGCGCAGCGTTGCGGCGAGGCCTTGGGTTCCTTCGCGCACGTCGATGACCTTTTCCTTCGGATCGAGGTAGATCCTGCCGGCATCCATCATGGCGGAGACGGCACCGCCTGCGGCATGGCTCATGCGCGCCAGCACCCACGAGCTCGAGGCGATCGAGCCTTCCAGCGTATCGGCACCCAGCAGCGCCTGGTCGTTGCGCAGTAGCGCGGCGTAGCGGTCGACGCCAGCTTGGCGGATGCGCAGGCCAAGGTTATCGGTCAGCTGGTCGAAGCGATCGCGCAGGCGCTGCGGCAGACTGGTCGGCCCGATCTTGTCGAGGAAGTCCTTCTGCGACTGGTTCAGGTCGTTGAAGGCCTCGGACGGTCGGACGCTGTAGCGGATGTCGGCATTCTCTGGGTCGAAGGTGCCGACGTTGCCGATGGCAGACTTGATCTGCTCGGGGCGGAAGGCGACGTACTGAATCGGCCCGCTACCATCCGCCCAGCCCTTCAGGATCACGCCGTCGTGTCCGTCAAACTGAGCGGACTTGATCATTTCCTCGATCTCGAATGCCGCCACAAGCCCGGCATTGGCACCGCCCACGTCGATGACAGCCGGATTCTGCAGCGATAGATAAACCGGCATGACATTGGCTCCCTCGGAGCCAGCAATGAACCCCTCTTCGTCTCTGAACTCTCGCCCAGCACTCTCCGCATATCGATCGGCATACTCGGTCAGCGGCGTGAAATAGAAGCCCGGCAGCTCAATATGCTTCGCTCTTACCTTCTTGGAGAACTCGCTGAAGTCGCTGGCCGTCCCGTGATAAACCACCAGTGGCTTGCCGTTCTCGTCGACGACTTTGCTCGATCCAAACCAGCGCTTGAAGGCCGGCGTCTCGGTAATGCGCGTCGTGCTGAACCGCTCAGCAATCGGCCCGAACAGCTCGCCGCGACGATGCAGGGCGATGGTGATCAGCGCATCCTTCGCCAGGGCGCGCAGCTGCGCCGGCGTCACCTGGCCGATTTGGCGGCCGTAGCGGCTGAACATCCAGGCCTTGATAGCGCCGACCAGATCGTCGACCCACTTGCGGAAGGAAGACGGCATGCTCTCGTATTCCTCGATGGCGTAGGCGCCGAACTCTTCCACCTCCATGCGGCGCGTGACGGCGCCTTGGGCCTTGGCATCGGCCACGCGGGCGCGGGCCAGGTCGAAGATTTCCCGAGCCTTGCCGCTCGACCGCTCGGCCTGGCGGTAGAGGCTGCCAAGGCGCCCCTGCAGATCCGCCCAGCGCTTGGAGCCGACCAGGCTCTCGACGACGGAGTGGAACATTTCGTGGAGAAGAACCGCGTTCGCGTTCTGCTGGGTCAGGTTGCTGGCGACCAGGTGAACCTTGCCGCCTGGCTCGGTCACCGCCTGAACGCCACGCTTCCCGCGCCCCATGTCCTTCGGCAGGGTGCTGCTGTTCGAGTGGATGACGATCAGGCCCTTCTCGACCATCTTGTCGACGATGACGCCGAACGGCCCGCGCGTGATGGCGGCGCGAACCTGGTTGACACTCAGCGGCGCCTCGCCGTCCTGGACGGAGTAGCGGATGTCGCCGCGCTGTTCGTGCAGCTTGTTCGCTGCCTCGCGCACCGCCTTCAGACGATCGCCTTCGTACTCGACGATCTCGATGCCGTTCTTCTTGAGGATGGCCCGCGCCTCGGCCGGCAGATTCTTCGGCACCACGGCGCCGGCGAACTCGTTCAGGCTCACGGCGCGCTGCGGCTTGGCCTCGAAATACGGAACCGGCGCATTCAGCAGAGCCTCGGCGGCCAGCATAGCCAGCCCGATCGGATCGCGTGGAGCATGGTCTGCTGCCTTGGCCAGCTCTTCCTGCAGAGCATCCTGGTTCTGCTTCAGCCGGCGCTCGACCTCGGGAATGCGCGAGTCGCCCGGCTCCAGCTTCTGAAGTCGGCCTGCCCACTTCTGAATCTCAGCCTCGATCGACTGGATCAGTGACTTGTCCACGGTGGCGGCGCCGCCCGCTGCAGCCTTCATGGCGGCCACGTCGAACTTCTCGGACTTCAGCGCAGCTTCCATCGCCGCGCGGTCGCGCTTCTTTTTCGTGCTGAACTTGGCGATTGCGCGCATCGAGGCATCCAGCGCCTCGAACGTGTCTGGTCGCCCGTCCCAAGTGGTGTGCTGGGTGAACTTAATCGCCGCGTCACGGTACTGGTCGAGCAGCTTTTCAGTGACCTTCTTGGCCTCTTCGTATTGCTGCGGATCGACGATGCTTTCCGCTGCAGCCTTGCGCATCTGCTCAACATCGGAGAACTCAATGGACGATGCAGCGCGAGCATTGCCGGCGCCGAAGGCCATCGTTTTCTCCTGGCCGCGCACAGGGCCGCGCGTCATCACGTCAACGATGTTGTCGAGCGTGTACGGTACTTTCTTGCGGCCTACGGTCAGCAACGGCTCCCCCATGACCGGGAGTATCTTGCCTTCGACCCATTGCTTGAACTCAAGCTCCAGGTTGTTCTCTTCAAGCAGGCGACTGACCTGGGTGCGAGTTTCCCATGGGTCAACATCAGGGCCGCGCTTGGCTTTCTGCAGATCGCCCTTGAGCGTGAAGGCAGCCCATCCTGGCCGACCCATCAGGCGCTCTTTCACCTTTCCAGCCAGCGCAGGTCGCTTGGCGTACTTCTTGTCGATAGCTTCATCCAGTAGGCGCTCTACCTCGGCAACCTCTGGCGCTTCGTTCTGATCAAGCTCGGCGTAGCGATTGGCCTTATTGATCAGTTCCTCCATTCCAAGGATATCCGCCGGCGTGAAAGGAGAATCCAGGGTGGTATCGCGCATGGCAGGCTTCACGTCATGCCCTTTCTCGCGAAGGAACATGGCCATAGCTGCCGGGCTGCTCATCCAGTCATCAATGGCGCGCGATCCATCGCCACGATTAACCATCGCATCGAACGAATCCATCACGCGGCGATCGTCGAACTCTTCAGAAATCGGCTTCAGCGGCTTGAGGATGGCATCTGCGTCCTTAATCTTGGCCTTGCGGAACTCTGGCTTAGGGAAGCGCACGGTGTAGGCGTCAGCGCTGAACACCGGCTCCTGCCGCGGATCGCCAAGATCCTTGGTGCCGATCAGGGTGATCTCGCCAAACCCGTCGACGCCGCCGGCTTCGGTGGTCACAACGCCAATGGACGGGACAGCGATGCCGCCAATCTTGTCGGCGAAGGCTAGGTTCTCGGCGGACAGGTTGTGGATGGCGATCAGGTTGCGGTCGGCTTCAGCCGCTACACTGTAGCGCGGCCCCTGGTCGAGGTGCTTGGCGCGGATGAACCAGCCGGTTTCGCCGGCGGCGTTCTTCTTGCGGAAGGTGTAAGGGTCGATCTCCTTCGCAGCGTCCTGCGTTAGGTCGGTGCGGATGATGCCGCGCAGAACCTTACCCTTGGCAGTGGTGTGCTCGATGATCTCCTGCTTGGGCTCCGGCGTGCTGGTCGGCTGGCGATCCGGCAGGCTCAGGCTCTCGAGGCGATCGAAGAGCTCGTTGACGCTCTCGGCATTCGACAGGTCGATGTTGCGCTGCAGGATGCCCTCGGCATCGGCTGCATTGGCGTGCTTCTCGAGCACCAGCACCTGAGTGTTCACCGCGGTGCCGGCGCGCTCGAAGGTAACCGCCGGCATGGCGATCTTCGCCACGGTGTAGAGATCGGCCGCCTCTTCGCTCTCGAGGAAGGCATCGAGGCGCTTGTCGGCCAGGCCGCCGCGCGGGATCAGCGCCACGATCCGGCCGCCGTCGCGCAGGTGCTTCGCGGCCTTCGCCAGGTGCTCGGTAGATGTCTTGCCGCCGCTGCCATAGGGCGGGTTCATCACGATGGCGTCGAACTTGTTGTTGATGTGCAGCTGCTCGAAGCGATCGTTGACGATCCGGGCATTGCCGTTCGCCAGCGCCGCACGCTGCGACAGCTCGTAGCTCGGCTCCACCATCGTCACGTCGGACTGCTCGGGGAAGAACCGGGCGATGGCGCCATGGCCGGCGGACGGCTCCAGGGCCTTGTCGTTCGGCTGGATGTTCGCCCACTCCACCATCTTGAAGCCGACCGGCTCCGGTGTGGCGAAGTAGTCCTGCCCCTCGCGCTGGTCGCGGCGCTTGCTGTTCTTCTGCTGCGCCCAATAGAACGTCTTGGCGCGATCGAACGGGCTCGTCGTGAAGGCGGCCGACAGCTTGCGGTCGTAGTCCTTGCCGCCCTTGCCGTCCTCGGCGCTGGCAGGGAAGGCGTCGGCGTTCTGGTAGGCGTCGATGAAGGCTTCCTTCAGGCCGCGAGCCTCTTCGCCAAGCGCCAGGTTCTCGGCCGTCGATGCACGCTCGGCGATCTTCGATGCGAAGGCTGCCGCCTCCCATGCGGTGCCGGTGGTCAGATACCGGAAGATGGCATCGGAGGCCTGGCCGGTGCGGTAGATCCGGCCCTCGATCTGGGTCGCGGCAACCGGCTTGACCGGCATGCCAAGGTTGATCTCGACGCGCTGGTGCTTGCCGGTGGTGTCGTGCAGGCTCACGCCCTCGCGCCCGGCATCCGACTGCACCACGATCAGATTGCGACCGGAATCGTCGTCGTTGAACAGGTCGGCATTCGCCCGGCGCTGGCCCTTCGACACGGTACCGTTGAAGAACAGCGCGTCGGGGAAGGCCTCGCCAAGCGTCTCGATCGGCGAGAACAGGCCGGAGAAGTCCAGCTTGAACATGGGCTTGCCCAGCACGGAACGGGCAAGGCTCTTCACGTCAGGATCTGCAATCTCCCGAATGGCGTCCTGGAACGGGTTGAAGCCGCCGCCCTTGTTGAAGTCATGGAAGACCACGATCTTGCGGCCGAGCGCCAGGTGCTCACGGATGATCGGCACGGCGGCGCGGGCCTTCATGGACTCCAGCAGGTACATGCGGCGCTGGTAGTCGAACTGCTTGCTGACCGCCTCGTAGACTTCGCGGTAGCGGCCTTCCTCGGCCTCGCGCAGATACTTCAGGCCCTCGTCGATCTTGGTGCCAACGGCATCGTCGACCAGCACAAACTTGCGGTCATAGTCGTGCGCCACCTCGAGGCGGCGGCCGGACAGCGCACCGGTGCTCTTCAGCCACTGGTTGAACTGCTGCTCCATCAGCTGCGAGTTCACGCCAGACTCCGGCGCCGTCAGCTTGTTGTAGCGCATCCGGTAGCCGAAGTGCTGCATCAGGAAGCGGTCGCGCGGACTGCCGGAGTTGTAGCCGCCGACGTTGCCTTGCGACTTCAGCAGGTCGGCCGGCTCGACGTAGTGGAACAGGTAACCCTCGGCATAGTCGACGTTTTTCGCGTAGGCGAACGGGGTCGCCGACAGCATAACCGTCTTCGGCAGGCTCTCCTGCTTTGCCCAGCGCTGGTTCCACTTCTCGCGGGCCGGCTGCTCGATGGCGTTCCACTTCTCGCGGGCCTTGGCTTCGGCGGCCTCGAGGGCGATGTAGCGCTCCATCGGCACGTCTGGGTTGCCGTTTGCATCGGCGCGGTCCTGCATAGCCGCCGAGAAGGCCTGCCACTCCTTTGCGTGACGCTGGCGCACCCAGCGGTAGAAGCCGGCATGGTGGCCTGTCAGGGCGCGCAGCTGCTCGAGCGCCGCGGTCTTGTCGCCGCCCTCGTTGCTCGACAGGTAGTGCGACTCGTCGGCGATCACCAGATCCCAATCGCGCTGCGCCAGGCTCTCGTTCTGGCCGAAGTTCGCATAGGTGGTGACGATCGGGCCGGTCTTGCCGTTGTCGTTGGTGTCGGCCAGCTGCTTGAGCTCGACGCCCAGCATGCGGGCGAACTTCACCCAATCCGAGGCGATCTTGTCGCTCGGCACGACGATGACGATGTTGTCCTTGCCGTCATTGATGAAGCGCTTGGCAACGCCAAGGCCGGTCGCGGTTTTGCCGGTGCCGGTGCCGTTGGTGTAGAGGATGCCGTTGTGCCCGGCCAGGCGCTGCTCGGCCTTGAGCACGTCGTCGCGCTGCTCGGGCAGCAGCAGGGGAAGGGCGGCGTCGATGCTGGCCTTGTCGCCCCACTTGGTCGGGGCGTTCTGCGCCTTTCGCTGAGCCGCTAGACGTTGATCGAGGTCGCCGGCTCCAGGCGCTTGAGCATCGTCAGCAACAGCTTCTTCTCGCTCCTGCTCAACGATCTGTCCTTGGATGCTATCGCCACCGCTTCCGGTGCGTTCAGGATCTCCGGCAGTGCTGCTCTCAGGCTGGAATTGCCCGTCTGCTCGATATGCTGGCTGATCGCCTCGTTCTCGGCCAGCAGTGGCGCCATCGCCTGGTAGGCGTTGATCACGCTGTCCGGCACCTTGTTCGCCGTCAGCGCCTCGGCCTGCCTGCCCAGCTCCTTCAGCATCTTGTCCTGCGGCATCGCCATCAGCTGCCTGAACGACGGGTTGCGCAGCTCCTGCGTCCGGGCGATCTCGTTCCACACGCTCGCGGGAACCTGGTGCATTCAGGCCTCCTTGCGCAGGCGCTTGGCCCGCCGCTTCAGGCTGTGGTCCTTGTCCGTTTCCGCCAGGTGCTCCAGCGTTCTCGCCATCAGTTCGCGGGCTTGCGAAGATGTCTTGTTGCTGGCCGGCTTGCTGCTCTTGCCGTTGGAGTCGGTCATTGGTGCCTCTCAGGATCTCGGCGCCGGTGACTTCCGGCTCGCCAAACATATTGGTTCCAGGCTGGGACAGCTGGGCCTGCTCAGTATAGTACCGCAGCGCATCGGCAACCTTATCCCGGCCGCGGGCGCGCGTGAAGCTCTCGCCGCGGTAGAAGATGCTCATGAATCCCAAGGTCACCGGGTCGAGTTCGCCGGAGAAGAAGTCATTCTGGCGCACAAGCTCCAGGATGGGGCGGCCTTCGGCGCGGGCCCGGCGGATCAGGTTCACGGCCTCGAGCAGGTTCGGAGTCGTGTCGACGCTCTCCGAGATCACACCCTCGCGTGCATCCTCACGCATCTTCGCCCAGCTGCCGGCCACGTCGAGCAGAGCGCCGCCGATGGCCTTGATGTCGGTGTCTGCGCTCTCGAAGAGATCGGTGATCAGCGTCTCGTCGCCGTAGGCGCTGCCAAGCAAGGCGGCCTCGATGCGGCGCCGGCCGTCCTGGGACAGCATGCCGTCACCATCCAGGATGCGGCCACGGTCTGCCTTGGCGGCCACGTCGCCCACGAAGGCGCGCACGAAGTCGCGGTTCGCTGCGGCCTGCAGGTCGCCGCCACGATACAGGTGCAGGATCGGGCCCATCTTGCGGGCATCGGACAGGGCGCGCTCGGTCGAGCTCAGTTCCAGGGTGGTGCGGTCGTTCGCTTCCGTGGTGTAGGCGATCCGCTCTTCCATGGACATGGGCGTGACGCGCTCGCGCACCAGCACCGGCGCCTTCATGCCGGCCACGTCGTAGCCCTGGCTTGCCAGCCATTCGCGGTAGCGGTCGGCCATGCCGCGGGCATAGGCCTGGCGGATGGCAAGCGTCCGGCCGTTGCCGCTCTCGACAACGTTGTCGGGGGAAACGATCGGGGCGCCGTCTGTCGCGCTGGCGCTCTCGCCCAAGAGGCGCGGGTTCAGCTTGCTGGCGATGTCGTTGATCTGGTCGAGCGAGGCGGAGCGGGAGCGGTCGCGCGGCTGCAGCTCCTTCGGGTAGTCCGGGTTGATGGCGCCGGTGGCATCATTCGACGTGACCAGTTCGTCGGCCTCGATGACCTTGTGCTTTACCTCGAACTCGCGGCCTGCCGGGGTCGATACGGTTTCGCGCTTGGCGGCCGGTGCCGCCGGTGCGGTGTCGCCGGCGTCGAGCTGGCGCAGGGCGGCGCGAACCTCGTCCGGGCCGTCCATGCCTTCGATCGACAGGCCGGAATCCTCGATCATGTCGCGGGCGCCGTTATACCAGCTGCGTAGGTAGGGCCTGACCTTCTCGAGCGGCATGTCCAGGTCCGCCGCCATGGTGCGCGCGAACTCGGCGAAGCGGCGCACGCCGGCCTCGATGTGGAAGACGGCGAGCTCGGTGCCCATCGCCAGGATCTCGGGATCGATGCCGCTGTTCAGCTGCGAGCCGTTCAGCTTCGCCTTCAGCTTGGCGCGTAGCTCCGCGGCGCGGTCGGCGGTCACCAGCTTGTTGCTGGCGCCGTACTCGGCAGGCTTGGTGACGGCCTGCTCGGCTGCTGGCTTCTGCTCGGCTGCCGGTTGGCGCATGACGCTCGGGTCGATCACGGTGGCGGTGATGCCGTCTCCCACCTTCTTGGTAGTGACTGGCTTGGCTGCCTTGCGCAGCGCAATAGCCCCGGGCTCGCCACGCTCTGCAGCTCCTTTAATTCCGTCGAAACTGAATGGCTGGCCAACAAGCTGCTCTACAACATCAGCCGGGATCTCGTGCTTCTCAGCAAGGCCAGCAATTTCGGCGTCGGTCAGGCGACGATTATTTGCAATGGCATGTTCGGCAATGTCGGCAGCGAGCGGAGCCATAGAGCGTCCGGAATATGTACCGGAGAACTCGCGCGCAATGGAGCGAACACGGTCGGCATAGGCATCAGCGGTTTCAACTATAGGCTGACGCTTGGAGCCAGCAGTGATGCCGTCTCCTACCTTCTTGGTGGTGACGGGCTTATTGTCGCTCTCTGCAGGCCTCTCTGCGCTCTCTGCTTCATCACGCACCAGCGGCTTCAAGGTCGATCGTATGACTGGCGGCTGTTCGCCAAACAGGTATTCCTCTGCGCTGTCCTTGTCGGCTTGGCTTGGTCTGCCTAGGTTCGCCTCGAACTGGCGAGCATTGAACTCGTCGCCACGCGCGCGCGCTTCGTCAATGGCGTTCTGCATCAGCCACTGGTCCACGCGCTTGATCGTGTTAACAGCCTTGCGATTGCCATCCACGTCGATTTTCGGGAACGGCGTTGTCTGCCGGCCGCTGGATGTCGTCACCACCTCACCAGCGGCCAGCATCCCACCAACTTCTCCGCGGCGCGGTGCCGGCTGGGCTTGATCGCCAGCGGCAGCCATGCGCCGGTTGAAGGTGGACATATCCATCTTCTCGGTGCGGGTGCCCATCTTCACCTTGACGAAGCCGTCGCCAACGTCGGTGATGGTGCCCTGCTGGCGGCCCTTGCCGAGCACGACGGCCTGGCCGACCTGCGGAGCGGATGCAGGCTGCCCAGCTGTCAAGGATTCCTTGACGGTTGCCTCGTCGCCGGCCTTGATCTTCTGATTCAGCTCGCCGAGGTGCTGCTGGATCGGCACAGCCTCGTATTTCTCGGTATTCAGCGCATCGACCTTCTTCTTGTCGAAGGTCTCCATGATGACTTCGCCGGTTTCCTTGTTTCGGATCACCCAGCTCGCCGGCTCGCCCTGCAGGCTATTGGTCGGCTCGACCTTCGGCCGCTCGACGATCTCCTTGGCCGCGCTCACCGGCTCTTCCTGCTTCGGCCTGGTCAGAGCGTTGATGGCCTGCTCGATAGCCTTGCGGCGTTTGGTCAGGCGAGCGTGCTCGTTGCGAACCTCGCGCGGGCTTTCCTTGGTGATCTCAAGCTCTTTCGCCTGCTTGGCCACCGCCTTCAATTCGCCGCGCAGTTCAGCCTCGCTCATCTGGTCAAGGCCTTTCTCGGCCTCTGCTTGGATGCGCTCGCTCAGCAGGGGCGTGCGCTGGGAGGAAGGCTGCTCAGTGGTCAACTGCGGGTTTACAACTGGCGCAGTGTCGGCCGCGCCCTGCTCAGGCATGGCAGGCTGCTCGACGGCTGCCGGCTCTTCGATCGCCGACGCTTCCTCGATGGCCTCCGGCTCCGGTTGCGCGGCGGTCTGGCTGCGCACGATGTCGACGCCATCCTCGTGCGTGAAGTCGTAGGTGTTTCCATCCTCGGCGGTGACGCGCGCCGTCCAGCGGCCGTTGCCCTGGTCGACGTAGCTCTCCAGCGTACCCGCGACCTCTCCATCCGGAGCCACGACAGTGACCGGCTCGCCGGACTGCTGGATCACGCGCTCGGCCGCACGCGACAGCGGGCCCTTCGGCGGCTGCGGAGCGGCTTGCTGCGCTGCTGGCGCGGCGTTGTCGTTGACCGCTGCCGGTGGCACCTGCTGCGGCGCTTCGGATGCTGGCGTGGCCGGCGCAGCGCTCTGCGGAGTGGTGTCGGATTGGGTCGGGCCGGGCGTAGCGGTCGGATCGGCGACCTCGCCAAGGGTCGGTTCGACACGCTCCTGCGGCTGCTCGGTTTCGGTGCGCTGGTAGGCTGCACCACCCATGGCGCCGCCCATCACGCCACCGACAGCCAGACCGCCAAGGCCTTCGTTCACGACGCCTTCGCCGATCTTGCGGTTCGGGTCTGCCTTGCTGACGGCATAGTTCTCGGCCGCCTTCTGGGCCATCGACTGCGGCAGTTCCTCGAAGATGCCTTCGGCCACCGCGCCCTTGGCGACACGGCCGGCGAGGTTCGCCGATACGCGCCCGGTGATCAGGTTCGCCAGCGCCCGGTCACCCAGACCGCCGAACAGGCCGGTGGCGGTGCCGGCGATCAGGAAGCCCTGCGTGGCCGCATCCTCGGCGAGCTGCGCCCGGGCAGCCTCGAGGCTCATGCCTTCCGACATCAGCGACTGGATGGCCTCGGATTTCACAAGGTCTTCCGGCTTGAGCTTCATGATCTCGTCGCGCACCTGGCGCGCGGTGCCGGCGCCGCCCATCAGGCCCTCGGTCACGCCGCCGGCGATGGTGGCGGTGCGTGCCGCGGCTGTTGCGGCGGCAGCCTGCGATCCACCCTTGGCGATGGCGCGCAAATAGGAAGCCTTGGCGAGGCGCCCGGCTGCCCCCATGGTCAGCACCGTTTCCGGCAGGGACTGGATGATGCCGCCGGCATAGGCGCGCGGATCGCTCCAGGCCGGGCCGAAGGTGCCCTTCTCGGAATCCCACCAGGCTTTGTTGAGCGCCTGCGATTGCTCGGGCGTCAGATCCTTGCGGGAGGCCTCGATGCTTTCGCGCAGCAGGGTTTCGGAGTCCTTGCCCTGCAGCCAGCGGTCGGCGGCATCGCCGGCCCGCACAATGCTTTCGCCCACCACCGGAATGCGGCTGACGAGCTCGCGCAGGTTCTGCGCTGCGCTGGTTGTGCCCATCCACAGGAGGTTGCCGGCATCGCTCAGCATGCCGCCATCGTCTGGCGTTTCCTGCGCCTGAGTCTGCACAGCCGGCGTCTGGGCTGCCGGTGCGGATTGCGGCGTGGTTGCGGCGACAGCCTTCGCGGCCTCGACCGGATCGGCGCCGGTCTTGATCATTTCCTGCTGCACGTCAGGGCGCAGCGGAGAAGGCGGCTCCTGGCCGGGCATCACGACCTTGTAGCGGCCCGGCTCCTTGGCATCGAGCTCGGCCTGGATGGCGGACAGGTCGAACTCTTCGGCCTCTTCGGCGGAAGCCTGGGCGTTCTGCATGAAGCCCTGGCCGATCTTGCCGGCCTTGCCCATCACGTCCTGCACATACTGGCGGGTCTTCGGGCCCCACTGCCTGCGATCGTCGCCGCCGTGGTGCGCCATGATGGCTTCTTCGAGGGTGTAGCCCTTGTCCAGGCGCTCGCGCAGCTGCTTGGCCGCGGCATGGATCGACTGCTTGGCGTCGAACGGATTGATGCCGAGGCTGCTCGCGGTGCTGTCAAGGTACTGCATCAGGCCCTTGGCGCGGCCCCATTTCGTGCGCGCACCGACCGCGCTCGGATTGTAGCTCGATTCCTGCTGGCCAAGCGCGGCGAGCACGTTCAGCGGAACGCCATACTCGGCGCTAGCCTCTTCGAAGATCGGCTGGAAGTTCTGCGGCGGCATCAGGCCGCTGGTGCGCATGGATTGCGCGGCGCTGCGCGGTTCGGATCGCTCCGGGAGCTCAATCTTGGGCAGTTCGTAGCTCTTGGACTCTTCGATCAGCTTGTCGATGGGGGACTGGAGGAAGCGGTTTTCAGCCACGATATGCCCTCGGCGGTTCGGTTACGGTGCGGATGGTCCGATGATAGAACAATCCGACCGCCGAGGGCAGCAGGGTTTACCGGGAGTAAGGCACCGTCTTGCCGGTGGTGGTGTCGTAGATCATCGGGACGCGCCCGGTCGGCCTGGCGCCTTGGCCGGATATCCCGCCGGACAAGGGATTGCTGCGCTGCTGCGGCTGGCTGCCGTAGATCATCTGCATGTCCTGCTCGATGATCGCCCGCTGCTCGGCCTGGCTCTTGCGAGCGTAGCTGTAGTCGTTCTTGATACGGCCCTCGTGCAGGCGCAGGCGCGCGTCATCCGGCGAAATCGCCTTCTTGTATTCGCCGATGCCGAGGATCGCCGGAAGGTTCTGCGCGATCCACTCGTCCGAGTAGTTGTTCCGCTTCAGTATCTCGACCTTGCGGTCCACCGCGTCGTTCTTGTTCGCCGCGTCCATCTGCTTGCCGGTTACCGTGCGCTCAAGTGCGGCATCGTCACGCTGGCTCTGCAGGGCGGACTGGTTGGCGGCCTTGCGGTCATCACGGTAAACGTCGCGCTGGAACTTACGATCTTCCTTCGCCATTTCGAGCTGCGCCTTCTTCGCCGCCTGGATCTCGGACCAGCCGGTGTTGAACACGTTCTCGGGCGACAGCATGAAGGCACCCATGCGATAGGCGTCCTCCATCCCGTTGATGACCTGCGAGTATTCCTTGCCGTCAGGGCCTTTGAACGTCAGCTGCGCGCCGGTGATGTTGCCCTTGTCGTCCTTCAGGGTCTTCCAGTCCTTCACCTGCGTGCCGTCGTCGAAGTAGCCGCGGGAGTTGTAGGCCTTCACGAGATCCTTGCCGAAGCCGTCGAAGTCGCCCATGTTCGCCTTCATCACGGCGCTGGCCCAAAGCTTTTGCCCCTGCTTGACCTCCTTGGCGTCGTTCCAGGCCTTCCAGGCTTCCGCCTTCTCTGGGTCGATCGCCAGGTATTCCTCGTAAATCTTGGGCGCCGCGACCTTGATGTAGAACTCGTCGAGGCTGCCGACCTGACCCTCGGCCGCCTTCCTCGCGGATGCCTCGTCCGAATAGCTCTGATCGCCGACGTTGAAGGTCGGCATGGTCATGGTGTTGTCGGCGTTCGATGTCGATCCGACCTGCACCAGCCCGTCGATCGCCGACTGACGCGCCGTCTTGGCGTCGGCCATGCCTGCCTCGCGGGCCTTGCGCAATTTCCCTTGCTGCATAAGGCCGTGGAGCTTTGCGCCTGTGTCGATCCCGCTGCTCAGGCCCTGCGCTAACGCCCCGATGCCGATTCCGAAGTTTGCGAAGCTCATTTCAGTAGGCCTCCAACCAGACCCTTGCTCAGCAGCTTATCGCCGCCCAGCTTGCCGATGATCGTGTTCCCGATGCCGCCGCCGAGCAGCTTGCCGGCAATCGAGTTCTTCATTCCGCTTTCGATGATGCCGCCGGCCGGCGTGGAGCCGAGCGCTGTGCCGCCGGCCGGGCCGCCGACGATACCCTTCAGCGTGCTCCACGAGTCCGACACGATGTCGCCGCCTTCAGGTTCTGGCGTGTCCTGCAAGCCCATCTTCTCGCCGCTGACATCGCTCGAGACTGGAGCGGCCTTGTCCTTCTTCTTCTGGGCGAGGTTCATCAGCGACATGGTGTTGCTCATGCCGCCGGCGAGGCCTTCCGCCAGCCCTCCAAACGCTGATCCGTTCATGCAATACCTCCTGCCATCGCGTTCTTCTTGCCGGCGATCTTGTCGACCTTCTGGTTGAGTTCCTGCACGGCCTTCATGGTCACGCCGATGGCGTCGACAACCGGGATCGTGGCGCCGTCGCCCTTACCGGTGGCGGCCTGGAAGTCCTCGGCATAGGGTCCGATGTGCTCGCCGCCGTCGCCCATGCCGTCCTTGTATTTCCACTGCTCGACAGGCATCTGCTCGACCGCTTCGAGCGCTGAACCTTCGACAGGGCGCTTGTTCTCCTTCGCGTCCTTGGACGACATCATGTAAAGCGCTGCGCCGGAGCCAGCGAGCTGGCCGATTCCGCTCATCAGACCTGCGGAGCTGGCAGAGTTCGCCTGCTGCTGGGCGCTCCAGGCGTTTAGCTGGTTCCCGTAGAGGTTGTTCAGCGTGCTGGCCTGGCCGGCATAGCCCTGCATGGCGCCGGAGAAGCCCTGGCCCATGATCTGGTTGTTGCCCTGCCACTGCGCATTGGCCGCGTTCATGTTGCCGGTGGCCGAGTTGCCGGAGTTGAGCCCAAGGCCGACCTGCTGCGCAGAAGTGGACGTGGCGCCTTGGCCCATGTTGGCGATGCCCTCCTGCATGGCGAGTCCTTGCGCGCGGACCTGGTTGCGCGCCTGGTTCTGCGCGCCGGCCGCACCGAGTGCAGTGGTGGTGGAGTTCGCTCGCTCGATACCGGCAAATCGCCCGCTGGTTGGGCTGACACCCATGCTAGCCATCTGGCGCTGGTTCTGCTGCTGCGCGGCTGCGGCATTGCCCATAACCGTGGCCTTGGCCTCGGCGGCAACCTCCTGCTGGCGCTGCTCGCTATCCCAGTCGCGCGCTTCCTTGATGTAGCGATCCTGCTCAGGCTTGAAAACCGTCTGGTAGCGGTTCCACATTTCTTCGGAGCGGGCGTTGGAATCCTTCATCGACTCCAATTGCGCACCAGTCACCTGGTTGGTCAGCTCGTCGATGCCCTTCTGCCGCTCGTTGCCTACCGCAAACTGCTCCTTGGCAAAATCAAGCCACTGCTGCCCGGTCTGTGCCTGCATGAGTGCGGCCTGACCGATCTGCGGGTCAGGGGATGGAGCACTGCTGCCGCCACCGCCTTTGCCGCCGCCGAAGCAGATATGCGCACCGAGCAACTGGCGGCGCAGCTTGCGATCCAGCTTCTCGTGCAAGAAATCGCCGCCGAGCAGATCATCGCCCGGCAGGCTCCAAAACTCGTAGTCGCTCATTGGCGGTACTCCTGGGGAATGAATCGGCAGTTCTTTCGCAGCATGCCGAGCGAGATCAGGTCGTCGTCTGGCATGCCGTGCGGGTGATACCCCTCGCGCACGAAGCCCAGCTTCTCGTCGAAGCGGAGCGCGTGCAGGTTCTTGGCCGGCACCATGGCCGTGACTCGGCGAAGGCGCAGCTGGATGAATGGATAGGAAAAGGCGTGGCACAGAAACTCTCGAGTCAGCCAGCGCCCGCTGCCGTCACTGGCAACGTGCATGCTGCAGTCGGCTGGCCCGATATTGTCGTAGACCACCACGCCGCGCAGGCCGCCTTTGCCCTCGATGCCGATCGCGCGCGCGCCAGGCTGGAACCGCTGAAGCCCAATGCGCTCAGCAGCCCACGGTAGAAGTCGCTCGCTCTCGCCAAAAATCAGCATGATGACTGTGCCTGGTTCGGTTTTCTGATCATTCTATGCACAATCGAACCACTCCACTACCGAAGAAGCACGCGCAAGGCGTTGAAACCTGCGTGCAGTCGGCGCACGTCTTCCAGTAGAGCGTTGTACTGATCAGCAGTTGGCGCCGCGGTTAGCGGCACGGCCGTAATCTCAGCCGGCACAGAACCGACCAGGGCCTGTAAGTGTTTGACTCTGGCCGCTGCCTCCTGGCGGTCGCCGCGCTTCCCGGCCAGGATCTCAACGTCCTGCTTGATGATGTTATCCATGGTCATGCCCCCGCCAGTTCCTGCCCTGTAGTCGCCATGAGGATCTGGGTGATCGGCATGTCGCTCGCGACCTCGATCTCCCACTTGTCCGCCTTGAAGCCGGACGGAAGCCGCGCCATCTGGTTGACCTTGCCGATGGTGGCGACCAGCTTGCGGTCGGCGTAGATGCTGACCGACACGGTGCGGTTGACGGTCGGGATCGGCTCGAGGATATCGCCGTTCACCTCGTAGACGTTGAGCGCTGCGCCGCCGAGCTCGCCGCCGAGAGACGGCAGCGCGAATAGGGTTTCGTTCTCGGCCTTGATGCGCGCGATCTCGGCCTCGATCGCCGCGACCTCTTCATCGGTCAGGCCCTCATCGGCCTCGACCAGGATCGCGCCGAAGTTCGTCGGCGTCGGGATGACGAACAGCTTCGACTTCCAGGATTGCAGGTCGTAGGGCTCGGAGAGCGCATCCCACTCGTAGATCGAGTCGTCGACCAGCATGTAGAGCACGCCGCTCGGGATGTCGTAGTGCATCGCGTTGGCGCGCACGTCGGAGCGGATCAGGAACGGCTGCGAGCCCGTCAGGTCGATGATGAACGAGCCGCGGAACTCCTGACCGCGCACGTCGGAATAGCTGTAGCTCGTGAAGTAGCGCCCGTTGTATTGGCCCGCGACCATGTTCTGCGGGTTGAGGCGCAGCCAGTCGTCGCGCGTGAACAGGCCAGCGGTCGCCACGCTGGTTCCGGACGTGGAAACCTGCACTAGGCCGTCATGCGACGGGTAGACCACGGAGTAGCCGAGATCAACGATCCCGCGCGCATTGATGCAGGGCAGGTTCAGCTCGGTCTTCTCCATCGCCATGTTCTCCGGCGCGGTGCCGCTGGCGACGTAGGGCACGCCCTCGGTGACGATCGCCAGCGACGTGCCGAACCAGGCAAGGCCGACGACAGGATAGTCCGTCGTCAGCACATACTTCTCCGGCCAGGCGTGCGGTCGGTAGGGCTCGCAGAAATACACCTCTTTCCCTCGGAAGGCGGCCATCATGCCGTTCGGCCCCGCTACCAAGCCGGTGAGATCATCGGGCGGCGCATTCCACTCCAGCGACGGCAGCGGCTCTTGGATCGACTCGGACGGGATGTTGTCGACGAAATCCGTCGTCGCCGCGGCGCGCTCGGCGATGAAGTACAGTTGCGTGCCGGTGGTGCTGGTCTGACTGCGGTAGATGCGCTGCTTGGTGATGTTGCGGCCGGCTGGCGTGGCCGCGAAACCGGAGAGCGTCACGGTCTGGCCGGGCTTCCAGTACACCTCGTTCGAGACAGGGCACGGCTCTGACTCTTCGCCGAAATCGGTCACCCAGGTGTAGACGTATAGGCGCGTCGAGCCGAGATCCGACGTGGATGTTCCGCTGACGGCTGCGGTCAAGGCCGGCGATGGCGCCGCGATGGCGAGCGGGTAGGTCGTGCCGCCGACGATCATCTTCGGTGCGCCGTCACCCATGACGTAGAGCCGGTCGGTCGCCACCGGGCCAGGGGCCGCATAGACCATCCCAGGCCAGGCCATCCAGTCGCCATTGTGCAGGTAGATCGTGCCGTAGCCCTCGGCCGGGGCGCCGGACAGCTGCTGCACGAAGCGCCGCTTGCGGATCGGGGTCAGGCCGCCATCATCAAGGCGCGTGTTGTAGGCCGCCTGCGCGAAGGTATCGCCAAGCAGGCGCGGGATAACCTTCGGCATTTCGCCGGCAAACCCGATCAGTTTCAGTAGCGCCATGGTGAGCCTCCTGCATGGCATTGTAGGGCGCGAAGGCCTGTCATGTCTTGACGATCATGTTGGTTACCCCGGTTCCCTCGCACGCGCGCACGACAGTCAGCACGTCGGTGTCGCGAGCCGTGCAATGCACGATCTCGAACTCGCAGGACGGCTTGATCAGGGTAATGGGGAACCAGTCACCACTCGGCGCTGGGAATGCGGAGCCAGTGCCGGCCTGAAGACTGATCTGGGTGTCGGCCGCGCCAATGGATACGGCGAGCCGGGATGCAGCGTTGTTCGCTACCAGAGGCATGTATGCGCCCTCTTCGTGATGTCGAGACGTGTCCTTTCCGAAGATCAGGAGCGTGATGACAGCGACGAAGAGAAGCGCGAGGTATCCATGCGCGAATTGTGGGCGCCACTTGGCTGAGCGGTCAAGGGCACCCATGCGTCAGATGCTTTTTGCCGGGTTGAACTTGAACGTCAGCCCCTTGCGCGGCTCGTTGGCGCCCTGGTGGCTCGGCTTCACCTTGAAGCCAAGGCGAATGACGAAGGCGCGCGTGGTGCTCCACTCGTGAACCCAGTAGAAGCCGAACCAGCGCTTGCCGTCGTTCTCGACAATGACGAACTGCCAGCCGCCCATGCCGGGTTTGTCCTCGACGACGTAGCGCCCGCGATAGGTGATCTTGCTGTCGATCACCGGCGCGCTGAAGGCCTCGAGCAGGCGCATGTTGTTCGCCGGGTTGCGGAATGCCGCCCACCACCACATGGCCGCGAAGGAATCGACCGCCCAGCCGAACGGCGTGTTCTCAGCCCACCATCCGCGCTTGTCGCCCAGAAGGCCGTCGAAGTCGTTGCCCCAGAGCCAGGCCCAGCGCGGCAGGTTGACGATCGCCCGGCCATCGCTCAGCGACACGGCAGGAACGCGGAACGGGATCGCCAGGGCGACCATCAGGAAGCCGGACAGGATGCCGGCCAGCCGCGCGATGATCAGCCAGGACCACTGAAGCAGCGCGCGCAGGATCATGCCGGCCATGGGTATTCCCCCTGAATTTCAGCGTAACGTTTGGCACCTGCCGCATTCGCCGCATCGATTTCCTCTTGCGCAGCCCCCATCGCTTGCAGTCGAGCAGCCTCGGAAAAGTAGCGGTCGGAGCCGGTTATCTGGTCGGCGTAGGCTTGCAGTCGCAAGACCTCTATTTGCTCACGAGTTAACGGCTTGGCAGGCGGGTTTAGGTGCGCATCAACTTCCTCTGCTGTCATTTCGACAAGCACGGGACTGCCCCACTCTTTGCGCTCGGCTTCGGTTTCGTAGGCGTAAACTTCGTCTGTTTTTTTGTCTTTAAAATATTTCATTAACGTAGCTCCGCCCACATTGCGATTGAGGTATATGTCGATGCGACGCCATAAGTTGACGCAGCAGGAACAATAAAGCACACGGTCGCGCGTCCGGTATAATTGGAGTGGTTGAGGCTCACCTGTATATTCAACCCATCCACATAGGCACTTAGTTGTGCCTTATTGTTGTTAAAGACATTACTATACACAGAAACCATTATCGGCTTGCCTGTGGTGTTTGTATACGTAGTGCCGGACGCGCGACTTGCAGTTACATTCTGCCATGTCTGCCCATAGCCAAGGCCACCGTCGGCAACAGAAATGCCAAGCGTTGACCGAGCAGCAGCAGCATCCGCATCATCGAGAAGGGTCTGCGCGAACGACGAGACGTTGCCGGCGTGGAACAGTTCAACCCAGGCGCTCCAGACCCCAGAGCTAGAGCGCCTGAACCACACGCGATCCGAAATTCGACTCGTTAAAATCTGTTGAGCGAATCCTGTGTTGTACTCCATGTGCAGACACATGGAGCCCGACGCCGCTAGTGGAATATTCAGGGTGGTCGAATTGACAGCATAGAAGCCGCTGGCAGCAATAAGGTTCAGATTGTCGTTCGGCGCGACGACGCTCCGACCACCAAGTCCATGCGAGCCAACCGCCATCAGCGCCCCGGCAGTGGTGTCAGTAGGTGAGGTTTGAGCATTCTTGGTTGCAGCAGTGCCGAGACCAAGATTGGTGCGTGCAGTCGCCGCGTTTGTCAGGTCGGACAGGTTGTTGGCGTCGAGCAGCGCGGAATTTGTCAGATCATTGATCTGCTGAACTATCGCATCCATGACGGCCTTGGTAAGCCGAACCTCAACACGATCGCCGGCCGAGAACGCCTGCGCAGCTGTGCCTTCCTGCGCGCGGGTAACGGTGAACACGTCGCCAGACCTGGCCGTGCATCTCAGGATCTCCAGCGCGCCCGATGACTTGATCAGGGTCAACGGGAACCAGTCGCCACCCGTAGGGCTGGGGAACTTTGCGCCCTCGCCTGTCGTGACGGAAAGCGTGGTTGCGGCGGCGGTCAGGGATGACGCCAGCTTGGATGTTGCGTTGTTGGCGAGCAAGACAGCCATATCAGCACTCCGCTACTCGTAGGTTGAATGCAACCTCCTTCACGCGCCCTTTGGCGGTGGAGGCGGTCACGGTGATTTCATGGGATGCGCCAGCGGTGCCACCGGACAGCCAGACCTTCACGATGGCGCCGAACACTACGACGCGATCGACGGTGACGCCGGCAGGCGATGCCGCGGCCGTGGCGTCCTGGATGGTGTCGCCATCGGACAGCCAGCGCTCGAAGTCGACATCGTAATCGAGCTGGTCATCGGGACGTTTGCGGACGGTGCCGAGCATCACAGTCTCCTTTCAGCCGGTACGGTGAACCGGCGGGTTTCGTCATTCACGCGAAGCATCCGGATCTTCGGCGCCTCGACGTAGTGGTCATTGATCGCTGGCACGCCGATCTTCTCGGCCCAGGCCGCGAGCTCCATGGTCGCCGTGCCTTCGAGGAAGACGTAACGGAACTTGCCCAGGTCGCCCCTGGCGTAGAGCCCCATTACGGCGGAGCCTTCGAGCGGCACTTTCGCACCAAGCCGTGCAGCACCGTGCGCTGCGAGCTCGAGCGTTGCCACGCCAGGCGGCGACATGATGCGAAGCGCCCCGTAGCCGATGCTGGCGAACTCCATCACGGCATGGCCGGACAATGGCGTTGCAGGCACGCTCCAGGCCTTCAGGCCGGCGCCCAGCTCCATCGTCGCCGTGCCTTCCAGCTGGTGCGACCGCGCAACACGAATGTCGCCGGTGGCGCTCAGCTCCATCGAGAAGGTGGCGCTGACCGACTCGACGACCTTGATGTCGCCCTCGGCGTAGAACTCGACCGGAGCCAGGCCCTCGAGCATCACCCAGCGCGTGAAGTCGCCGGCCGCGCCCATCTGCATCACGGCATCGCCCGCCAGGGTCGCGCCACGGATCAGGCTGCCGGAGGCCGCCATGCTCATGCTCGCGCCGCCGGTGATCCTGGCGTGCAGCGACAGCGGCAGGCTGGCCTGCATCGCCATCTGCGCATCACCGGCCAGCATGTGCCCGCGCATGACATCGCCGGCAGCCTGAAGCGAGAGGCTGGCTACAGCCTCTTCGATCCAGACTTCGGGGTCGCCATTGAGCGCCCCTCCGGCGATGGCGAAGTTCTGCACGGTTAGAGCATCTGCGCGGTCAGCTTCTGGGAGTCGGCCACGAACACGTCGCCGTTGTTGATCGTGCGGGAGCTCGCAAGCGGCGCAGCGAACAGCAAGTTGCCGCCGGTCGGCGCATCCCAGACGCTGAAGTGCGTCACGGTCAGGGCCGCGGCACCGTCATACATCGGGTAGATCAGCTGCTGGGAGTTCTTCACCACACCGTTGTCGGTTTCCACCCAGGCATCGGCCTGCGCTCCACCTTTGGCCGCATCCTGGCGGACATAGGCCGGGTAGGCGGTGGTGGTCACCTCGCCAGCGCCGGTGTCGCCCGGGTTCGCCGTGTGCAGGGCAACGTAGGTCTTGGCCGGTGGCGTGAAGGCCACGCCGCGGCAGACCAGGTTGATGATCTTGCTTTCGAGGTAGTTGGATGCTGCGGACATAAGCCCTCCTGGTTAAAACCACTGCGGCCGCGTGCGCAGGCGTGCGCGCTGCTGGCCTTTGATGGAACGGGTGGACAGCTCCGAAACCCGGCCCTCGAAGCGCATGGCGTAGAACTGCGCGCGGTCTGGAGCCGTGAAGGGCTGGTTCGGAGTCATCAGGATCTCGGCCAGGGCACCATCGGCAATCACCTGGCGGTAGTCCTTGGCGATGAAGTCGGGCAGTTGATCGGCATCGTTCGACGGCTTCAGGATCGTCGACAGGCGCAGCGTGCCGGCAGAGCGCGGAACCACGATGACACTGCCGGGCTCGGTCTGGGTGATCCAGCGGCCCAGGGTGCCCTCCTGGTCGCGCCAGTCAGGCATGTCGCGGTTCAGGTCGCCGATGCTGATCGGCTCCAGCTTGTAACCGTCGAGCGATGCGTGCTCGATCTCGAACAGGTCAGCGCCTTCGGGCGCGCACACGACGTTGTAGCTCGTCGGCGAGACGGTGAACTGGTCCTCGTCGCGCCAGAGCCTGGTGCGCTCGCAGAACTCTTGCGCGGCCTTGATGATGCCGGCTAATGCGGTCGGCTCAGGACAGCCCGGGGCGTAGGGCATGATGCGCGGCAGGAATACGTCGATCTCGGTCATACGCTGCTCACATTGGGCGAGGCCGCCGCGGTCATCTGATTGTTGGCTCCAAGCGCCTCGTTGAAGGCCTGGAAGTGAGCGGCAGCCAGGGTACCGTTGGCGAACTCACTGTCTTTGGCGAGTGCCCGGTAAAGCAGGTAGCTGACCAGCGGGCCCATGTAGGCTCGGTCGAGCTCGAGCAGGTCATCGTCGGCAGCAACGGCCGGCGGTGCCTCGGAATACAGAGCCTCCACCACAACGCCAGTCTTGGCCGGCGGGTAGACGTAGAACACGGTCGGCGTGCGCTCGTCGAATGTGTAGTGCTTGATGGCGCTGGCCTGACGCATGATCGGCCAGTCGGGTGCGGAGTCGTCGAGCAGCTGGCGATCGGTGCGGCGAACCGGGCGACCGCCCAGGTTGCGCACCACGTCCAGGAGCTCGAGCCCGCCATCGGGAAGACGCTGCAGCGCACCGGCAGCCAGGGTGATCTCCCCGGTGACGGCGCGCGCAGCAGGCCGGCGAATGACCACCTCGCAGGCTGCATCGTTCAGCCACGCGAAGAGCTCTTCTTTCGTCCAGCGCACGAAGTCCTCATCGTTGAGGATGATCCCCGCGCGCTGCAGAACATCGCCGGCCCGGATCACCATTACTCAGCGTCCTTCTTCAGCTCTTCGCTGATGCGCTCGGCCGTCCACTTGCCGTGCGGGCGCTTGCCGAACTTGGCCTCGTACTGCTTGGCCAGTTCTTCGCGGTCCAGGTCGCCATCGCCGTTCAGGTCGCCTTCGAGCTGATCGTCCGTGGCGCCTTCCGTTGCAGTGTCGCCGTCTTCCGTGCCTTCCGTGCTCTCAGCCAGCTTATCCAGCTGCTCGTCGATCAGGTCGGCGCGCTCGCCTTCCGGCATGGCGTTCCACTGCTCTGCCGTGCGCTCGCCGGCGGCCAGCTTGACCACGACAGCCTGCTCGATGGTCTTGCCGCCGATCTCGAAGGCGGCAGGATGCACGTCGCTGCCGGCATACTCGACAGATTCGACACGCTTCGGCTCGCTGTTCTGCTCGGCCTTGGTCGATACCTCGCCATCGGCGATGCCGTAGCCTTCAGGGATCGACAGGAACCGCTCGACATGCGCCTTGTCGGTGACCTCGGCGGCATAGTCGGGCGGCAGAAATTTGTAGGCGGTATCACCCAGGGTGACAGTGTGCCCGTTGCGGCGCTTGATTTTGCTCACGATTTTCATGCGATGCCCTCTCGGTAAAGGGGCCGAGCGAACCCGGCCCCTCTCGGTTACTGCTTGGTGGTCAGGATCAGGGTGACCTTCTGATCACTCGCAGTGACAGCGCCGGAGACTTTCAGGCCGATCGAACGGTCAGCCTCAACCGGGGCGATCTGGAATCCAGCCGCCTTGCTCATGCGAACGACGGTGTTGTTCGCAGCGCCCGCAAACAGCTCGTTGCCGCTGGTGCGGGATACGTCGACCGAACCGAGAGTGCCGGACATGATGCCGATGTCAGCAGTTACGCCGGCGCCAAGGTCGCCAGTCACCAGAGTGGCATCGACGACAGTGTGGTAGGCCGGCAGCACGCCGAGCTCCACGATGTCGGTCGACGCCAGGTTGGCACTGATGGTGAACTCGTACTTCTCGACGACGGCGCCGCCGGCTTCACGAGACACGGGGGCGATCTTCTGACCAGCACCCCAGCGGGATTGAAAGATAGCCATTACTCAGCCCTCCGTTAGGCGTTCGGGTTGGCGGCAGCGGTGTCGATGCTGATCACACCGAAATCCTTGCCGTTGAAGCGGGACTTCTTGAAGCCGAAGATGGCGCCCGAGGCGACGGTCGGCTCGTTGCCGTAGTCCTTCAGCTCTTCCTCCCAGGTCCAGCGCATGCCGCCTGGGGTGCCGTAGGCGACCACGCCAGCCTGGCGACCCATGAACAGGGCGCGACCGGCCTCGACGTTGCTGCCAGCGCCGTAGTCGCTGAAGCGGATGCCGTTGCGGTGCTCGTGCAGGACCACGTTGTTGATCATGCCCAGGCCACCCTTGAAGATCGGGTTGCTCTTGCCTTCAGCGGCAGCGGCGGCCTTCTGCACGTCCAGCCACTCGGAACCGGCGGCAGTACGCAGGTCGTGCGCCTGGAACGGGTTCATCAGCAGGACGTAGTGCTCTTCGCCTTCGATCGTCAGCGGCGCCATGTTGGCGGCATCCGGGTCTTGGGCCTGGAGCATGGTGGCGAGAACCTTAGCGCGCTCGATGACATTGCGGGTCATCTTGTCGTCAGCCGCCAGGGTCGCCTTGCTGGTGGCATCGCCGCCGTAGAGCATGTGGCCGGCATCAGGCGCCTGGATGGCGTTCTGCGCGCGACCAGCCCAATCGGTCGGGAACAGGAAGTCCTTGTTGATGCCGCGGGCACCGGACAGGTAGATGAACATCATCTCGTCCATGTACCGAGCCCAGTAGTCGGAGGCGCGATCCTTGGCGACCTTGCGCAGGTCGTGCGGGGTGCGCTTGCGGGTCATCTTGCCGCCGGCCGAGACAGCCTTACGGGTCTGGTCGATGACCACCTCGTCGGTGTAGAACTTCAGGCTTTCTTCCTTGCCCTCGAGGCGAGCATCGCCCTCGGTTGCTTCGCCGCGCAGCTGCACGGACAGGTCGAAGCTGATGCGGTCACCGGAGTCGGTTTCCAGCTCGGTCTTCTTCTGGATGACCGAGTTGTCGGACTCGCCGATGAACTTGCGCTCGAAGTAGGACTTTTTGATCTGGTCTACGGCAAGAGCCGAGGACCACTTTTTCGCAGCTTTCGGATCGCCGAAAGGAATGACGGTCTGAGCCATGGAGCTACCCTCATGTGGATATGAAATAAATCCATAGGCAGCTCCTGCGCTCTATGACGGTCTGATTATCGGCGTGGCGGTTCACTTTTGCAACCGACCTCATGCAGACATGGCCGACAGCCCATTACGCAGCGACTGCGCCGCGGTGGACTGCCTGACCTTGTTGATGGGCACACTGCGATCGGCCTTGAAGACGATGCGTGCGGCCTTGCCGGATTTTTCCTCGAGCGTGATGACGGCAACGTCGCCGATGGTCACGCTCTCACCAGGCTTCAGGTCGATGCGCAGGGTGCTCTGCATGATTTTCCCTTATGTGGAAAGGTAGGCTTCTTGGTCGGCCGGGCTCAGCTTCTGGAATGCCTTCTCGCGCGCCACCGGGTCGGCTATGCGGTCGATGTAGGCGAAACGGTTGCCGTCGTCGGTATCCGTCTGGTCAGCGGCCGGCACCTTCGCCAGGTTCGGAACGGTGGCGATCGGCTTGCGCGGCTTGGCCTGAACCTCGGGCGCCTTGTCGGCCTTCTTCTGGATCACGCCCTGCTCGACGCATAGGCCGTAAGCCTTCTCCAGGATCTCGCGCACGCCAAGGTCGGCGTTCTCTTCCTTGCTGGCGATGATCTTCACCGCGTTGTCCAGCGCAGCGAACCGCAGGTCGGAGAAGTCTCGCTTCACCCCGATCTCAGCCAGGAAGCCGTTGATCTGCGCCTCGCGCTCGTTGACCTGGCGCTGGTGCTCGATCTTGGCTGCCGTCTCGGCCTCCTTGAGCGCAAGGCGGATCTCCATGCGCTCGTCGTCCAGCGCCTCGACCTGGCTTTCGTACTCGTCGAACGTCAGTTCGCCATCGTCGTACTTCTTGCGCAGGTCGGCCTTGGCGGTCTTGATCTCGCCCAGGCGCTCTTCGGCCTTCTCCGGCGCCTCGGCTACCAGGATCGGCCCTTGCTGCTGCGAACGCTCAGCCCCGGATTCATCCCCCTCGTCGCTGTCATCTGCGCTATCGTCGGCTTGCTGCTCGCCGTCATCAGCGCCTTCAGCAGCATCGTCGCCAGCATCCGCTTCAGTTTCGTCGCCGGATTCTGTTTCATCGTCCTCTTCCTCGTCGGTTTCGGTGCCGTCGTCCTCTTCGAGCGCGGCGCGTTCCTCGGCGGTCAGGCCGGCGAGTTCTTCTTCGGTGTAAGCCATGGCTGTTGTCCTCAGTTGGTGGTCGGGCAGTTGGTGCAGCCTTCATTTGGGCCGCAGGTGCATTCGCCTGCGCGATCATGCAGGCGCTGCTTCAGCTCGTAGCCCATCAGCGGCCACACCTTGGCGACGGCGTTCTGGCGCGCGATCTTGCGCCCCAGCTCGGCGTCGAAGTTCTCCGGGCTGGCACAGGCCGATTCACCGGTGACGGTGAAGCCGTTTCGCATGACCAGCACACAGAAGGTGATCAGCTCCAATGGCTCCAGATCACCATCATCGTCCCGTGGGAGTTCCGTCCCCACATACGTCTCGTTGAGGATCGCACCGTATCGGCCATCCGCTCCGGTGAAGTAGTGCTCGCTGGCGATGTTCGCCTCGATATCAGCCGGCGTAACGCGCGGCGCGGTCAGGCCCTTGGCCTGGATTTCCTGCTCGATCTGGGGGTCGCTCATGGGTCTCTACCTCACATGGGTTGCGGTGCTGCACCATCCGGTGCGGGTTGCTGCTGCATAGCACCATCGGGCGCCTGCTGCATCTGCTGCATTGCGGCTTGCTCTGCCGCCTGCTGCTCGGCCATCGCCTGCTGCTGGGCGGCTTGCTCCTGCTGCATGCGCTGCTGATCAGTGGCCGAGACAAAGCCGGCCTCTTCCATTATGCCATCGGCCACCGGCAGAAGTCCCGGCGCCTGCATGGCGGTCTGGGCAGTGTTCACGGCGGCCTGCTGGATCTCCACGTTGGTCTTGGCGATGCCGGCGGCCTTGGCCTGGGCGTCCACTTCGTCCTTGACGGCCTTGGCGATCTTGGCGCGCAGCTCCGCCATGAACATCTCCTGCTGCAGTTGCGCCTGCTGCTGCTGCGCCTGCATGGCCTGCTGCTCTTCCGGGGTCAGCTCCTGGGCGTCCGGGTCGCGCTGGCCGGTCACCTGGCGGATGCGCTTGACCAGCTCGTCGCGGTTCGGCAGGTCCATCGTCTCGATCACCAGGTCCAGCATGACCATGGCGACCTGCGGCGGCAGGCGGGTCATCATTTCCATCAGCTGCTCGGCCTGGGCCTGGCGCATGGAGGCGCGCCACTCGGCGTCGGAGATCACGAAGTCGGCCTTCGAGCGCACGATGTCGTTCTCAGGCAGGCCGTCGTTCACGGTGATGTAGTCCGGCGTGCCGCGGCTGTTGGTGATGCGGAACTGCTTCTGCTCGGTGAAATACTGTTCGACCAGGCTCAGCTGCTTCTCGCCCTGCACCTGGACGGCGAAGCGCAGGTTGTCGAAGAGCTTGCTGGTGGACATGGCGCCCTGCTCCTGGCGCGCCTGCACGGCAATGCCGGACGTGGCGTTGGTGGTCCGCCCCATCAGCTCGTCGGTGACGCCCGATACCGACTGGATCATCTGGATCGAGCGACCCATCAGCTCGAGGTGCGCCGGCGCCAGGTCGCGGTCAACATTCAGCTCGAGGCGCTTGTTGGGCTTGACGACCAGCACGCCGTCCGGCCTGGCCACCTCTTCCATGAACTCATCCATGTCGGGCACTGCGCCCTCTTCCATGATGGTCTTGTTCGTGGACAGGATGAACAGCGCCTTGCTCGCGCGCTTGTTGATGTCCTCCTGGATGTCCTTCAGTCCGCGGATCACGCCATAGGGCAGGCCGTCGCGCCCGCGGCGATAGCCCCAGATCGGGGTGAAGGGGAAGCGGTTGTGCCGGTACGGGCTCTGGCCGAAGAACAGCAGGCCCTCGGTGGTCATCACCGCGCAGTGCATGCGCAGCATCACCCGCTCGGCGACGATGGCCTGGCCGGACTGCAGGGTCTTCATGTGGCCCGGATGCTCGGGATCATAGGGCTCGCCACCGAACTCGCCGCCCACCACCTTCTGCACGCGCTCTGGCTTGCGGAACCATATTTCGATCAGGCGAACGCGGTCACGGCGGGAATCCACGTTATCGATAGCGGAGCCTACGGTCGTCTCGCGCTCGTTCTCGGCGTAGTCCATCACCTCGTCGCCGTTGGCCAGGTCGTAGCCAAGCCGGTCGCCCACCTCGGCGGAGCGCTCGAGCAGGTGCTGCCGATCGGGGAACATGGCGATGGCGATGTCGAGATCAACCCACTTGGTGCGGATGACGTAGCGGCAGTCGGACAGGTCGAACTCGGTCGAGGCCGAATCCCACAGCATGTTGCGCCAGGACTCGTAGCGGCTGTAAATCGGCTCGCCGTCGTCCTCGTCGGTTACGCCATCCTCGATCCAGCCGATTCCGACCTTCACGGCATCCTCGAACGCGCGGGAGCGGTGGAAAGGCGTGCGGTTCACGTCGCTCAGGTACTTGAGCAGGCTGGTCTTGCGCTCGGCCGGCTTCGAGTCTTCCTTGCCGCGCGGCAGGATGTTGAAGTCGGTGCGCCCGCGCTTCTCGCTGCCGATGATCCAGTTCACGGTCTGGCTGATGACGTTGTAGGTCAGAGGCGCTTGGCCGCGATCGCGCAGGGTGCGAGCGTCCTCTTCCGACCACTGGATGTTGTCGTAGAAATCTTCGTCCTGCGCCTGCTCGATGCGGTTGTCGTGCTGGCGATCCAGCTCGCGCTGGTAGTTACCCATCAGCCGCTTGTGCAGGCGATGGTGCTCTTCGTTGTCCAGGACGTTGCCGCGGTGCTCGGCCGGCTCGGGATCGTCGAACGACAGCCGCGATTCGGGACCGCCCTTGATCACGCGCGTCGAGTTTTTATCAGCTAGATCGAACAATTCGCCACCCTCTGCTGTGCTGGCTTCCCATGGTTTTGGTGAAAACCTGCGTTTTCGTTAGCTGCGGCACGAGCAGCGGCTGCGTGCTCCTTGTTTTCATAGTAGCCAAGCGAAATCAGCTTTCTGTTGCGGTAATAATACGCCTGCCACTTCTTCGCTCTATCATTCCAGCACACCCCGGTTACGCCAGACTTATTGTCCTTGCGCCTGCTCTCGTTCTTCTTGTTGCCTAGGACGGTTACCAATCTCAGATTGTTGAGGCGATTGTTACCTCGATCGTGATCTATATGGTCTATCTGCATCCCTTCCGGGATTAGACCGTTGACGATTATCCAAGCAGCACGGTGCGCAAGATAGCGCTTCTGTTTTACACAGAGGTTGTAATAACCGTCACGCGCAGGCTTGGTACACATGCGCGCACCAATGCCACCAATGCATCCAGGACCCTTCGTCTTCCTGAAAAACTCTCCAGTTTCTGGCCTGTAGTCAACGTGCGTAATCAGGTCTTGCCTGTCAGCCTCTGAAACTACCTTCGCAGGAGCGCTCATACTTCCTCGATAATTTCGGCCGTGGTCTGCCGGCCGCTTTCTTCCGTCACAATGGCGTCAGCCACTACCTTCGCCTCGGTCACAGGCTTGGGCGGCATCTTGATCAGCGCCAGCAGCGCGGACTGGATGTTGTCGGCCACCTTGAACGTCGCGCTCGGCCCAAGGCCAAGAATGCTGGCGATACTGCCTGCCGACTCCCACAGATACCGCGCGTCGTCGTACTTGTAGGCGGAGGATAGCGCGATCACGCATGGCTTGTAATGCCCGGGCGCCAGTACGCGGTAGGTCGGCAGCAGCACGACGCAGGGCTCGGAGTCGGCCACGGTTTCGCCGAGCCAGGTGAATACCAGGGTCAGCTCGCCATCTACCTTTTCGGCGTGGCGCTGGGATAGGTCGAGGATGTGGCGGGTCACTATGCGGTTCTCCAGCTTCTGGTGCGGCGAACGCTCGACAGGCTCGGACCGCGGCTTATGTTGATCAGTCCGCCGGCGTATGCCTGGGCGAGCTGGCGCAGGGCGTCGGCAGCTTCGGAGTGACCGCCGGTTTTGTCCGGCTGATCGCTCCACGTCTTCTGGCGCTCGCTCCATTTCTTGCGGTAGTTCTCGATGTGGATCAGGCCTTCCTTGCAGTGCACTTCGTCGAACCAGAGATTCGGGAAGAAGTCGCGCGTCTGCTGGATGCCCCAATTCACGTCGTCGATGCGCGGCACGATCTCGAAGCGCACGCCGGGCATCAGCTCTTCCAGCATCTGGCGCGGGCTCTTGTTGACTTTCTGGCCCTGGCGGACGTGCTCGGCATCGTGCGGCAGGAACATTGTCTCCCAGATCACGCCCAGCGATTGCAGCCAGGCGACGGCATGGCTGTATGGCTCGCCCCACGCCTCGTAGAAACGGACGCAGCGCCACTCATGGCCGACACGCTGGACGACCCAGATCGCGGTGCCGTCGCTGTTGCCGATGTCCCAGAAGGTGAAGCATGGCGTCGACTGGATCAGCGGCAGGGACTTGATTCGGCCATCCTTGCGCGCCGCGGTCAGCTGCTTGGTGAAGTAGCAGCCCTCGCTCGACACCTGGAAGCACTCTTCGACGGTGGACGGGTACTCCTGCCACATTTTCTGCTCGTCGCCGGAGAAGTCGCCATCGCGCACGGCGCAGTACCAGGCGCGGCGCTCGACCGGCAGCTCGATGCCGAGCTTCGACTCGAGGCTGTCAAAATACTCGTTGTCCTTTGGCGTGATGACCACGCCGTCCGGCTCCATCCAGTAGTCTGGGCCTTCGTACCAGGGGAAGAAATGCAGCCGGTAGTCCTTGCTGGTCAGATCCTTGCCGGCGTCGGCCAGGGCCTTGGCGCGCATGGTCATCAGGTAGAAGTCGCCATCGCGGCCTTCGGCGGTCGACTCGATGATGACGACACCGCTCTTCGGTACGGCCGGCAGAGAGCCGGTGACGATCTCCCGGGCGCGGTGCGGGAACCTGGCGCAGATTTTTCCGAACTCGGAGACATGCAGGAATTGCATGGTGCCACCGCGCATGGAGGTGGATACCAGGATCGACGAGCCGTTGGCGAACACCAGTTCCTCGGCGCTCTGCTTGGTCAGCGGCATGGCCTGGCGCAGGATCTCGGGTAGGCGCTCATAGGCAAAGAGCACCTTGTCGCGGAAGAGTTTCTTCGCCGCGCCGTCAGTGTGCGCAACGATGCCGGCCTGGAAGTTCGGGGTGAACAGCGCGCAGTCCAGCGCGTAGATGCAGGCCCAGGTCGTAAAGCCAAGCTGACGGGCCTTCGGGATGATGTTGCGATACCACAGGTTCTTCGCCAGCCGACGCTGAGCCCGGTTCATGCGGAAGCGCACCACCAGGCCCTCGCCGTCCTCGTCCTCTTTGGTCTTCACCATGTAGAGGTTGTCCAGCCGCCAAAGAGGATCTGCCAGCGCCTGCTCGAGCAGGGCCGGGTCCAGTTCCTCGATGGGCGGAAACTCGACGCGCTCAGCCATCAGCGCCCAGGCCCTTGCGAAGCAGCGGCTCCTGCATGCGGGCGGCGCCGCAGCAGAGCAGGTAATGGGCGTCGGTCGGGTCGCAGTCTCCGATGGCGAATATCTCCAGCATATCGCCGTTCAGCACCACCGCGCATTGCGTCGCATCGCCGAACTCGCCTCCTTCAATGCGATCAGCTATCGAGCGCAGCACAGCCGGCACGTCGCGTAGCGTATGTGGGTGGATCGTGACGACAGGCGCAAGGGCCGGCTTCTTGCTGTCGGTCATTCAGAACCACCTGGCTTCAGGGTCTTGCCGGCCAGCTGGGCGAACAACGACGCGAGCGGGCTGTCCTCTTGAATGCCGTGGTCAACGTCCACCTTGTCGCGCCATTCTTCCTTGCGGCGGTTCTTCAGCCAGAAGATCGCGGCAGTCGTGTCCGGCGGGTAGTGCTTGATCAATGGGGTCTGGACGATCTGACCTTCGACCACCCTGATATCAACCTCTGGATGGCTATACCCAAGCGCGCGGTGATACAGAGACTGAGCAACGCGCTCGTCAGCTGCATCTTTCCCGACCTTTAGGGCCTCCGAAAATTCAGGTTGCATGACCTTCCAGCGGCTGATGGTGGACACCGCCACCTGGAAGAAGTCGGCCAGTTCGATATCTGTAGCGCCAAGCAGCGTTAGCTTCTTCGCCTGCTCCGCGTACTCGGGCCTGTAATCGGTCGGGCGGCCAGGCTTGCGCGCAGCTTTTTCGGCTTTCACCGAAGGCTTCTTCGCAGTCGATGTCTGGCGCTTCGCTGATTCGCGCCCCTTACCTGGATCAGACTGCTCGCCCTTTCTCATTGATCGGCCTCAAACTCGTATTGCTCATCTGGTGATAAGCCACACGCCAACAGTCGCATTGACCTTGGTCGTGGCTCGGGGCATTGACCTCCCCACGTCGGTCTGATTATCGAACCGAATAGGTATGAAGGCAACCATAGGAGAAGAGAGTGGGCTCGAGTATTCCGAACTGGCCGCCGCGGGTGGGCTGCTTTCGGCGACCAGACCGGTGACGATGGGAACACCGCCGTCTTTACAGCCTGGCGCCCGTGATCATGTAATGACGCTCGCACACAGCCTGCGCTTCCTTGGGGTCAGTAACAGGGAAGTGCAGGAACTCACCCGATAGGCTGGCGCGGTACTGGTCCTGACCGTCGATGGTGAAGCGCGCAACCTTGTAGCCGGCATCGCTCACCGCCACGCGATCGAGGACATTGCCGTCCTTGTCTTTGGCCTTTGCCCATTTCATGCGCTGACCAGCTCAGCCGGCACCATCACCACGTCGCCAAACTTTGCGGACACGATGGCTCGGCATACGGCAACCAGGCGACCTTCGTCTTCCGACGCCCAGCCCTTACCAAACTGGCAGACCTGCGTCTCGGAGTAGAACCTGCCGTCGTGATTTATATCGATGACAGCATCGTACTTATCAATAAGTAAGCCACCATCCGCCCACTTGGTTGACGGAGAAAATTGGTGTGGCTCGTACTTGCGGCGCATTACTCCCGACTTTGCCAGCCCGTAATTTCTCGGGACATTAAAGCCGACGAATGCCTCTTCCCCGTCAAACTTCCAGAATGCCAGCCTGTGGCCTTTTTTAGCTCTTTCCTCTTGCTCTGTAAGCGCAACGCAGTAGTCCAGCGCCGGCCCGATCAGGTCGGCGGTCTTCACTTCGATCATGGTCACGGCATCGCCCTCCCGATCTCGGCTGCTGCGCGGACGATTGCACGGCGAGTAGCGGAAAGTGGGTCGGGCAGTGCGTCCTCTCCAAACACCGGGCCGTACTTGCTGAGCCAGCATGAACCTACCTCTACGATCAGTTTCA